ATCCAGAACATTTGTTAGTATCTGTAAATGGTGTTGTACAAAATTATAGTTCTAGCTATACAGTAACTGGTTCTACACTTAATTTTTATCAATCATATGATGACGGTGATGAAATTGATGTAAGATTTTTAAATGGTGGTACTACCGTACAAACAGGCAGTATTGCAAAACAAACACTTTGGACCAATGTAACCTCAGGTAGCACAAATACTATAAGTGGATTAAGCTTAAGTAGCAACAAGTGGGATGTAAGCGTGGTGGAAGAATGGGACGCTGCGACATTGGATCAGTACTACAATAGTTGTAGCTTGTTGTGTCATTTTGACAGTATAAATCCTGCGGGAAGATTTATTGATAATAGCAGAAATAATTTTGCAATCACTTCTAGCGGTGACGCTAAATTAAGCACATCACAATATAAATTTGGAGGAGCAAGTGCATATTTTGATGGTACAAATGATTATTTGTTAATACCAGATAACAATGCATTTGAATTAGGTAGTTCGGATTTTACATTAGAATCATTTGTTTATTTTGTAACATTACCATCTTCTAATGGACATTACTCCACCATAATATCAAAATGGGCATCAAGTAATAATTCTTATTTTATTTATTTATATAATGCTGCTGGAACTTATCAATTATATTTAACTTATTCAACTAACGGAACTTCTTCCACAAATTTAGGTGTAAATTGGACTCCCAATGTTGGTCAATGGTATCACATTGCATGCGTAAGAAGTTCTACAAATATATATTTTTGGGTCAACGGCGTTCAACAAGGCACAACACAATCTATTTCCGGAACGTTATATAATGGTACGGCGCCTTTGGAAATAGGAGCAAACCTTCTGGGTTCAACAAATACAGTTTTAAATGGATATCTAGATGAATTAAGAATAACAAAAGGTGTTGCTAGGTATACATCTAATTTTACACCTCGAAATTCACCATTTCCAAATTCAAGAAATCAAGTGCTTACAAGATATGTGGGATTGGTTGGTGGTATTGATGATAAATATGTGGATTATGGTGTACAGAAGTTAAGCAACAGTTCGCTTAAATTGACAAGGCTTACATACCCAAATCAACCTATAGTTGGTAGCGGATCATTGAGTGGCAGTGTAAGCAGAGTATATGTAAATGTATTGGATTATGATAATGTTTCAATATCTGGCAGTATAAGTAATGCTGTTACTGCTAGTTATGCTGTCACTGCTAGTTATGCTTTGACAAATATCACAGAATGTGTTCATTTGGCCAGTACAGTATCATATACTTTACCTAACGCAAATATAGTGATTGTGCCGTTTAATACCGCATTGATTCTACAAAATATAACGATTAATGCCACGGCATCAACCGTGAATGGTATTGAAGCTTATCATTGGCGACATTTGAACACTGGAATATTCCGGTTGGTATATCAGGTAAGAGCCACAACAGATACATGGAATATGATATCGGTGTGTAAAAATAATAATACTACATTGCCTGTGGGCAACGGATATAGATCAGGAATACCAACAGGAGGTGCATGGGGTATATCATTTGAATGTCTATATCGTGTAACTAATACATCAGACAGATTTGGACTTTTTCATTGGGGGGATTCCAACGCTGGTACACAGTTGGCACATGCAGGTACTAACCCTCCTAGCACATTTTTTGTTACTCCAGATGTAGGAACGGCTCCTACTACTGGTTATTATAATTCCATTACAATTACAAAGGTCTAATAATCTAAGATGACAAATTATTTGAATGTGGTAATAAAACGACATTAACTATTTATAGAATATGCCTACACTAGGAAAAACAAAAGTATCACCCAGTTTAATTTCAACAGGATCACTGTTTCAAGGTACATCCAGTTACGCTGTTACCGCTTCATTCGCTTTGAATGCAAGTGGAGGTGGTGGCGGCGGATTAGTGCAAACAGGCAGTATTGCTAAACAAACCATATTATACAATGTAACTTCAGGCAGCCAGAATGTAATTACCGGCTTAAATTTAAGCAGCAACAAATGGGGCATAGATATCAAAGAAGAATGGGATGCTAAAACAATAACAGGCGATCAATATTACAATAGTTGTAGTTTATTATTGCATTGTGATGGTTCAAATGGAAGCACCACATTCACCGACAATAGTCCGTCACCAAAAACAGTTACTGCTACAAATGGAGCTGCAATTAGTACTGCGCAAAGTAAATTTGGTGGGGCAAGTGCATTATTTGACGGAACAAATGATTATGTTTCTATACCAGATAATGAAGCCTTAGAACCAGGTACTAGTGATTTGACTTGGGAGATGTGGATAAAAACTACAAGTAGTGTTCAATACACTACTCTTTATTCTAGGTCGCCTTCTTTATTTAGCAGTGGTATGTGGTCGTTGATGATAAATCAGGCATCAAGTACTGCAGGTGATATTGCATTATATTTGGGTGACTTTTCCGATAGCAGCCCTCTGTTATTAACAACAGGTATAAGTATTAGAGACGATGTATGGCATCATATTGCTATAGTAAGAATTGGTAGTGCGTGGGCGTGCTATGTTGATGGAATATCTCGTGCAACTGGCACTTTTAGCGGCGGTATCAGTAATATTAGCTCAGGACCTAGAATAGGATCGGACCAAAATTATGGTAGATATTTTGCTGGTTATATAGATGAAGTAAGAATTACAAAAGGTGTAGCTAGGTATACGAGTAATTTTACCCCACAAACATCAGCATTTCCAAATAATGCTAGTGTAACGCAATATGCTACAAAGTATGTAGGTTCGATTGGTGGGCTGAATGATAGTAATGTGGATTACGGCGTACAAAAATTGAGTGACAGTTCGCTTAAAGTGGTAAAGATGACGCAGACTACATCGCCGTTTCCAAGTGGATCATTGAGCGGCAGTGTGGATAGAGTGTATGTGAATGTATTGGATTACACTAAAGTAAGTGTGACTAGCAGTTATGCTACCAATGCATTAAATTCGGTTAATTCATTAGATATTCCCAAAATTAAATCTATTATTTATACAAACAGTGGTTATACACCAACCACAGCTTCTGCGGTAGATCTTGTAAAAGGTAATAAATATATAATTATATCTGGTAGTAATTTTAAATCTAGCGCATCTGTTTTTATTGATGCAACTACGGGTTCTATAGTAAGTTATGTAAATGAAAATCAATTAAATGTGAATGTAGCAACAAAAACGGCAGGAACATATCCAATATATTTGATGAATACGGATGGCGCTTCTACATTTAAAATAAACGCTATAACATATATAACGGGTTTAAGTGGTACTCAAAAAGCTATTTTTGGTTATGGTACAACAGGTGCAAATGTATCTATGACAAATTTAGTTTCTAACACAGGTGTAGTTGCGACAGATACAACAGGTGTTGGTACTGCAAGACAATCTTTAGCTGCTGCTGGATATGGAACTGATAAAGCAATATTTGGTTATGGTGATTCAGGGGCATCAACAGCGCTAACAAATTTAGTAAGTAACACAGGTGTGGTTGCGACAGATACAACCGGTGTAGGTACCGCTAGATATGCACCAGCTGCAGCTGGATATGGTGGTGATAAAGCTATATTTGGTTATGGTTATAGTAGTGCAACTGTATCTGTGACTAATTTAGTAAGCAACACAGGTGTAGTCGCTACAGATACAACGGGCGTAGGTACTGCTAGATATTATATAGCAGCCGCAGGATATGGAACTGATAAGGCTATATTTGGATATGGTTATAGTACAGGACAAGAATCTGTAACAAATTTAGTAAATAATACAGGTGTGGTTGCGACAAATACAACCGGTGTAGGTACCGCTAGACATGCTTTAGCAGCAGCTGGATATGGCGGTGATAAAGCTATATTTGGTTATGGGATTACATCTGTAGATTTATCTATGACAAATTTGGTAAGTAACACAGGTGTGGTTGCGACAGATACAACCGGCGTAGGTACCGCTAGACATATATTAGCAGCAGCTGGATATGGCGGTGATAAAGCTATATTTGGTTATGGAAAAATAGTATCTACAGTCACATTTGTATCTATGACAAATTTGGTAAGTAACACAGGTGTAGTTGCGACAGATACAACAGGTGTAGGTACTGCTAGAGAGCGTTTGGCAGCAGCTGGATATTCGACGACATAAACAATATATATTAAACAAACATATGGCATCAAATTTGAATTCAGAATTTAATTATCGTTATCAAGTGATAGGCAGTACCCCGTGGGAAAAGTTAAAAACATTAAAAGGTTTTCTTGTGGGTAGAAAAAGAGCAGCTGTTTTGGAACAAGTGGCTGATATAAAATATAAAGCTAAATTAGCAGAACTAAAACATTTAAAAGAATTACCAGCATTACCACACGTAATTCTAAACTTAGAAGCAGAAATTTTAGAACTTGAATCACATCTAGATGATCAAAAACACGCATTTGAATTAAACCGTCAAGAAATAAAGATTTTAGAAAATCTAATGGCTGAATTATATACAATAGTTGAACCCACCAGAATACCTGGTTATACAGATGATCAAATGTTTGAAGCAAATGCTAATAACGAATTCACCGTAACAATTGGACGGGAAATACAAGCCGAAATTATTGCCAATGGTAGACCATCCCCAGCCAAATTACTAAACGCAATGAGCAATCCACAAACACTAGAATCTTTAAAACTAATCGGATTAGTACCAAAAGAAACAATATTGATAGAACAAAAAGATATTGTTGATGCGTTAAAATTAAACAACATAAATGAACCAAAACTACTAGAATAATATGAAACTTTATAAATTACCATCCCAAAATTTTGAATTGTTATTCGGTAAACCAGAAGAAAGAAAACAAGTAACTGATGTTGTGATTATTGCGCAAACAACTGATTGTTCCAGTTTCTTGGTATTATCCAAAACAAATTATGAAGCGTTTGAACCATTCGCTAGTTACAATGGATACGATTTCACTTATTGTCAACAATGGGGATTAACAATAAATGAAGAAGTGGTTGTAAGAACCATATCTGACCTAAGAAAAAATGCATATCCACCAATGGCAAATTATTTGGACGCTATTGTTAAAAATGATACAGAAGCATTACAAACTTATCTGGATGCGTGTCTTGCAGTAAAAGATAAATATACCAAATTAGAATCTTGAGTTTATGTATTACGGACCCAGAATTGTGTCAAATGGATTGGTACTGTGTTTGGATGCGGCTAATAAACGTAGTTATCCTGGCACTGGCACTACTTGGACCGATTTAAGTGGTAATAGTAATAACGGCACATTAACCAATGGTCCTACATTTAGTGTTAGTAACGGTGGTGTTATAGTATTTGATGGTACTGATGATTGGATTAATTTACCAACTGCCGGATTTGGGGGGACAACATTTTCGATTGATTTTTGGATTAAATTTAATGCAACGGGTAATGGTAGTTATTGGTGGACTATCGCAAATTCAGGTGGAGATAATCCCGAACTTAGACTTATGTTTGATTCAAGTAATAAATTGAAATATATTTGGTATGATGCGTCGGCATATATTATAAATTCATTTTCACAGGCAACATTAACAGTTGGTACTTGGTATCATATAACCAATACAACACAAAATAATGACTATAAATTCTACATTAATGGTGCAATTGATAGTAGTTTCACCGGAACAACATATAATGGTGGAACATTAGCATGTCATTCAATTGGTACATATAATTTATACGGTACATCTCCTGGTTATGGCGGATACACATCAATGAGTTTAGGTTCATATAAATTCTATAACAGAGTATTGAGTGCAGGTGAAGTGTTGCAAAACTATAATGCGGTTAAAAGTAGATTTGGTAGATAATTATAATATATATGTCAGGAAAAAGTGGACCAGATATTGTTGAAAATGGATTAGTATTGTGTTTGGATGCGGCTAATAAATTTAGCTATCCTGGCACAGGTACCACTTGGACCGATTTAAGTGGTAATAGTAATAATGGCACATTAACCAATGGTCCTACATTTAGCGCTGGTAATATGGGTAGTATTTTATATGATGGGGCTGATGATCAAATAGATTGTGGAAATAATTCTTCTTTAAATATATCTACTAATTTAACATTAGGTATTTGGGTAAAATTTAATAGTTTATCATCTGATCCTAATTTAATATCTAAACAATGGTGTAGTGGCAATCAATTTTCATACTCTTGGGCTGTATTAAGTGATGGTAGAATATACTATGGATTTGATTCAGATGGACAGTGTTCATCTATTACTGGTGAATATACATCTACAAATACTGTGTGTACTACAGGAATATGGTATTGCTTAAATATAGTACACACATCAACATCTATTAATTTGTATAGTAATGGTATTTCAATACCAGGAACATTAGCAGGAAGTTATGGTACTATATATACCAGCACTGTTCCAGTTAGATTAGGAGTGTATAGAAATTTATCAGGAGCTTTTGCTAGCTATTTAAGTGGTAATATATCCAATGTTCAAATATACAATAGAGCATTAAGTGCTACTGAAGTATTGCAGAACTATAATGCTACAAAAAGTAGATTTGGCAGATAATTATACTGTATATGGGTATATCTAGAGGACCAAAAATTGTAACAAGTGGATTAGTATTGTGTTTGGATGCGGCTAATAAATTTAGCTATCCTCGCACAGGTACCACTTGGACCGATTTAAGCGGTAATGGTAATAACGGCACATTAACCAATGGTCCTACATTTAGCGCGGGTAATCAAGGTGGTATAGCACTTGATGGAGTAGATGATTATATATCTATTGGTAGTCAGAATATAGTTGGAACTGGTACGTCTCCATTCTCTGTGGAATTATGTATATATAATACTAAAAATTGGGGTGTTGGAGAATATACGTTGCCTTTTAGGGTTAAACAAGACAGTGAAGTTTTTGCAGCGTTGTATAATCCATCTGGAACTTTATTAAACTACATGACTTTCAGAGGATACACTCAGTGGGGTACTCCGGTTACCCAGGCTAATTTTGTGAATAAATGGATATTTTTGAATTATGTATATAATGGCGGAGATAAAAGTACGGCATCATCGTATGTTTCATATTTAAATGGGGTTCAACTTCCAACTGCAACTGTAAATCTGGGAATTGCCGGCGGTCTGTCAGCTAATTGTAATATTATCGGCGCAGATGGAGATAATGGATGTAATAGTACTAATAGTGGATTACTGCAAGGTAAAATAAGTTTGTATAAATTGTACAACAGAGTATTGAGTGCAGGTGAAGTGTTGCAAAACTATAACGCAACTAAAAGTAGATTTGGAAGATAAATATCTTAATTTGATGAATGTGTATAATTATGATATTTATATGATATGTTGACGTTAACAAAGGTATTACCAGCATTAATTTCAAGTGGTAGCTTTACTGGTTCATTTCGTGGTACCAGCAGTTATGCAGTTAGAGCATTAACCGCAAGTTATGCGTTGAATGCGAGTGGTGGCGGCGGTGCTTCATTACGAACTGGTAGTACTTATCCAATTACTGCTAGTTATTCAAGAAAAGCAGTTACTGCTAGTTATTTAGCCACCATAAGTCAATCTTTAATACCCGCTAAAAATAACACATATAGTTTGGGTAATGCTACTAATAAATGGAAAGATATATATGTAAGTACCGCGAGTATTTATTTTGATAATTATCCACTTACAGTTACTGTCACAAATAATAGTCCAAAACTCAATTTCTTCAGTAGTAGTATAGTAACAGTACCAATAGGTTCAAATACAAATACATCCAGTTATGCACTTAAAGCGTTAAGTGCAAGTTATGTAACAGGTGGTGGAGTGGGTAGTAGCGGTACAAGTGGTAATAACGGATCATCAGGTACAAGCGGTAATAACGGATCATCAGGCAGCAGTGGCGCTTCTGGCACATCAGGAAGTAGTGGTGCAAATGGTACATCAGGCAGCAGTGGCACTGCTGGTAGTAGTGGTTCCACAGGCACAAGTGGGTCAAGTGGTGCAACTGGTACCAGTGGTAGTAGTGGTGCAACTGGTACACCTGGATCAAGTGGTACAAGTGGAACAGGTGCAGCAGGCACACAAGGTACCAGTGGATCAAGCGGTGTAAGTGGTACCGCAACGTTGCAAACAGGTAGTTTAGCTAAGCAAACCATATTGTACAATGTAGTATCAGGCAGCCAAAACACTATTACAGGCCTAAATTTAAGCGGAAACAAGTGGGGTGTAGACATTAAAGAAGAATGGGACGCTGTAATTATAGCTGGGGATCAATATTATAATAGTTGTAGTTTGTTACTACATTGTAATGGTGCAAATGGAAGTACCACATTCACCGATAATAGTAAAAATAATATAACAGTTACAGCTAATGGCAATTCACAAATTAGTACTGCTCAAAGTAAATTTGGTGGAGCGAGTGGATTATTTGATGGTAGTGGTGATTATTTGTATGTACCAGCATCTTCTATACAGGTTTTAGGAAATACATGGACTATTGAGTGTTGGTATCAAGCAATAAGCAGATCAAACACGTACCCAACAATTATTTCTGTTAGTGATAATAGTTACGCAGGTACAATAGTTTTATTTGATAGACATGGATCCGCAAGTACTAAATTTTCTTTTGCTGTTGCAAATGCCGGGGCGATTGTTACTGGGACAACTAATGTATCAAACGGAACGTGGTATCACTTGGCATTGGTCAGTAATAACGGCGTTGTAACTATGTATGTTAATGGTATTTCTGAAGCATCACAAAGTTCAACCACAAATTCTGCAAATAAACAAATTTATATTGGGGCAAATTTTGACTATGCATCTTATCCAACATACCTTAACGGATACATAGATGAACTTCGTATAACAAAAGGAATTGCAAGATACACCACTAACTTTACCCCGCAAACTTCTGAATTTCCAAATAATGTTAGTGTAACGCAATATGCGACTAAGTACATTGGTTTAATCGGCGGGTTAAATGATAGTAATGTAGATTACGGCGTACAGAAATTGAATGATAGTTCGCTTAAAGTGGTGAAAATGACACAAACCACATCGCCACTGGTTGGTAGTGGATCATTGAGCGGCAGCGTGGATAGAGTGTATGTGAATGTATTGGATTACACAAAGGTGAGTGTGACTAGTAGTTATGCTACCAATGCTTTGACTGCAAGTTATGTGATGGGAGGTGCAGCTGGATCATCAGGCACAAGTGGTGCTTCTGGTACAAGTGGATCAAGTGGATCAAGTGGTGCTTCTGGTACATCAGGTACATCTGGAAACAGTGGTACAAGCGGAAGCAGTGGTACAAGCGGAAACAGTGGTACAAGCGGAAGCAGTGGTACAAGCGGAAGCAGTGGTACAAGCGGAACTTCAGGTAGCAGTGGAGCAGCTGGTTCATCGGGATCTAGCGGTGCAACTGGTGCTTCTGGATCAAGTGGTACAAGTGGTGGGGGTGCTTCATTAATAACTGGTAGTTTATATCCTATAACAAGCAGTTGGTCACGCAGATCTTTAACTGCTAGTTATGCTTTAAATGCTAGTGGTGGGGGATCTTCACTTGCGGTTGGACAAACATTTATAAGCAATGGTAGTCAAACTGTATATACTTTAAGTCAGACCGCAGCAAATAGAGATCAAATACTTGTTGTAACCAATGGTGTGGTTCAAAGTCGAACCGGTAGCAATTATACCGTGAGTGGTACTACATTAACTTTGAGTGAAGCTGTTCAAAGTGGTGGTTTGATTGATGTTCGTTTTATAAACGCTGGTCAAGGTTCAAGTGGCACAAGCGGTATAAATGGCACTGTGCAAACAGGCAGCTTAGCAAAACAAACCATACTATACAACGTAATCTCAGGTAGTCAGAATGTTATAACCGGCTTAAATTTGAGCGGTAACAAGTGGGGTGTGGACATTAAAGAAGAATGGGATGCTGTAACTGTAGTGGGTGATACTTATTATAATAGTTGTAGTTTATTATTACACCTTAATGGTACAAATGACAGTACTACATTCACCGACAATAGCCCATCACCAAAAACAGTTACAGCAAATAATGGAGCTGCAATTAGTACTGCGCAAAGTAAATTTGGTGGGGCTAGTGCATTTTTTGATGGTACAGATGATTATCTTTCGATAAATTATAATTCCGCTTTTAATTTTGGTACAAATTCTTTTACTTGGGAATCTTGGATATACCCAACTAATATATCTGGAATCGATGGAATCTACGCAACTTCTGGTGGGTCAGGTGTTAATCCTAAATTTGTCATTCATCTAAATGCAGGCACTCCTAGTATACACTATAACAATCTTACAAACGGCAATGATCTTTATACAACCGCAACATCTGCTGTTTCTATTAATACCTGGACTCATTTAGCATTCGTAAGAAATGGTTCGAATTGGACTTGGTATATCAATGGTAACTCTGCTGGAACAGGTACTAATAACACAAATATAACTTTTACATCACAACCAACATATATCGGATATGGTGGAGAAGCTTATTTTACACCATTTAATGGTTATATAGATGAATTACGAATTACGAATGGTGTAGCTAGATATACCGGTAATTTTACCCCATCAACAACTGCGTTTCCAAATAATGCTGGTGTAACGCAATATGCTACTAAGTATGTTGGTTTAATCGGCGGGTTAAATGATAAAAGTGTGGATTATGGTGTGCAGAAATTGAGTGACAGTTCGCTTAAAGTGGTGAAGATGACTCAGACCACATCGCCGTTTCCAAGTGGATCATTGAGCAGCAGTGTGGATAGAGTGTATGTGAATGTATTGGATTATACAAAGGTTAATGTAACGAGCAGTTATGCTACAAATGCTTTAAATTCGGTTAATTCACTAGATATTCCCAAAATTAAATCTATTATTTATACAAATAGCAGTTATACACCAACCACAGCTTCTGCGGTAGATCTTACGAAAGGTAATAATTATATAATTATATCGGGTAGTAATTTTAAATCTAGTGCATCTGTTTTTATTGATTCTACATCTGGGTCGGTAGTTACATACGTTAATAGTACTAAACTTAATGTAAATGTAATTTCAAAAAATATTGGAACATATCCAATATATTTGATGAATACTGACGGTGCTTCTACATTTAAAATAAATGCTATAACATACATTGCTTCGGCATATACAATTGGATATTTAATTGTTGCAGGCGGAGGTGCAGGTGGGTCTGCTGGATCAAGTGACAATCGTGGTGGTGGAGGCGGCGCCGGCGGATTTGTTAGTGGATCTATGAGCGTGTACAAAACAGGATCATTTGTTGTTACAGTTGGAACAGGTGGAGCCAGAGTTTCTCCTGGTGGGACAGGAACAAATGGTAATACTTCTTCGTTCGGATCTAACATTATATCTCTTGGTGGCGGCGGTGGCGGCGGCGCCGCTTCAACTGGTCGATCCGGAGGTTCTGGAGGCGGCGGCGGAGCTTCCAGCGGACCTGGCACCTGGGCTGGTGGTATAGGATCGCAACCTTCACAACCATATGGGGGATTTGGAAACAACGGTGGTACAGGTGGTACAGATAACGCAACTTATAGAGCCGGCGGTGGTGGTGGTGGTGCCGGTGGCGCTGGAGGCAATGCTAGTATTAGTAATGCAACAGGAGGAGTTGGTAAAGGATCATATTTAACCGGAAGTTTAAAATATTACTCTGGTGGTGGAGGCGCTTCAAATGGTGCAGCAAGTCCACAAGGAGGAGGTGGACCAGTTGGACAGCCGGGAAGTGTAAATACAGGTGGTGGTGGCGGCGGCGGAGACTCCGCAGTCTACTCCGATGCTCAAGGTGGAAATGGTGGTAGTGGGATTGTAATTATACGATATGCTGGTGCACCAAAAGCCACAGGCGGAACAATAAAAGAACTGGGTGGATATACAATACATACTTTTTTTACAAGTGGTGTGTTCACTGTATAATATTTATACATATGTCTAATTTTGCTTATATAAATAATGACGGTATAGTTACTAAAGTTATTGTTGCTGATCAAAACTTTATTAATAGCGGCGTTGTTGGCGATCCATTTAGATGGATACAAACAAGTTACAATCAAAATTTTAGAAAAAACTTTGCTGGAATTGGATTTAAATATGACAGAATAAGAGATGCGTTTATAGCACCAAAACCATATCCAAGTTGGATATTAAACGAAGAAACTTGTAGATGGGAAGCTCCTGTTTTATATCCAAATGACGGAAAATTATATGTTTGGGACGAAACAACACTATCTTGGAAATTAATTTCAGAATAATATGCCATTACTAAAAATATTACCATCTTTAATATCCCAAGGATCTTTTACAGGATCTTTCAGTGGTACAGGCAGTTATGCTCGTAGAGCACTAACCGCAAGTTATGTATTGGGTGGTGCAGCTGGTTCGCCAGGTACAAGTGGTACAAGTGGTGCAAATGGCACTAGTGGAACAAGTGGTGCAAATGGAACAAGTGGTACTAGTGGAACAAGTGCTACTGCGGGTAGTAGCGGTACAAGCGGCGTGGGTTCTCCAGGCACAAGTGGCACAGCAGGATCCAGTGGTACAAGTAGCACCGCAACGGTGCAAACAGGCAGTATTGCTAAACAAACCATATTATACAATGTAATCTCAGGCAGCCAAAATACTATTACCGGCTTAAATTTAAGCGGTAACAAGTGGGGCGTAGACATCAAGGAAGAATGGGACGCTGTAATTGTAGCGGGTGATACTTATTACAATAGTTGTAGTTTGTTATTACATTGTGATGGTGCAAATGGAAGCACCACATTCACTGATAATAGCCCATCACCAAAAACCGTAACATCAAATAATGGTGCGGCTATAAGCACTGCGCAAAGTAAATTTGGTGGGGCAAGTGCATTATTTGACGGTACAGATGATTATTTAAATACACCGAGCAGTGCTGACTTTGATTTTGGAACTGGGGATTTTACGGTTGAATTTTGGGTTAATCCATCATCGTTAGGCGGCAGTGCTGCACTTGTCGGTACTAGAACAAACGATACATCTACAACAATTAGATGGTGTATTCTTGCTACAACAGATGCTGGTATAAATGTTTTGGGATGTGATATTTGGTCTACATCAGATGCGAGAATTGCACTGTTTAACCATCAATCACAAATTCCAACTGGACAATGGACACATTGTGCTTTAGTTCGTTACGGTACATCGTTTAAACTTTATCAAAACGGAGTTCAATCAACCAGTGGTGCAACAACATCAGCGCCAGTTGCAAATAGTAGTACTGTTGTAAATATTGGTTCTTTTATTAGTTCTGGTGTTTTAAAACTTAACGGTTATATTGATGAATTAAGAATAACCAAAGGTGTAGCTAGATATACTGGCAATTTTACACCACAAACATCAGCATTTCCAAATAATGTCGGTTTAACACAATATGCGACTAAGTATGTAGGTTTAATCGGCGGGTTAAATGATAGAAGTGTGGATTATGGTGTGCAAAAGTTGAGTGACAGTTCGCTTAAAGTGGTGAAGATGACACAAACCACATCGCCGTTTCCAAGTGGATCATTGAGCAGCAGTGTTGATAGGGTATATGTTAATGTGCTTGATTATACTAAAGTAAGTGTGACTAGCAGTTATGCTACAAATGCTTTGACTGCGAGTTATGTGATGGGCGGTGCAGCTGGATCAAGTGGTACGAGCGGTGCAAATGGAACAAGTGGTAGTAGCGGTAGTAGTGGTAGTAGCGGAAGTAGTGGTACTTCAGGTTCATCAGGCAATAGTGGAACATCTGGAACAAGTGCTACTGCTGGTAGCAGTGGTACAAGTGGAGTTGGATCTCCAGGCACAAGTGGTAGTAGTGGTGCTTCTGGAACTGCTGGTAGCAGTGGATCAAGTGGTAATAGTGGTACAAGCGGTAGTAGTGGTGCTACAGGCACCAGTGGTACAAGTGGCACTGGATCGCCAGGTTCTAGTGGCACCAGTGGAACAAGTAGCACACCGGCTTTATCATTGGGTCAAACTTATATTGGAAATGGTAGCACTACCAATTATGCTTTATCACAAAGTGTAGCTAATCGTGATCAAATATTGGTAAATGTAGACGGTGTATTGCAAGGAAGAAGTGGTAATTATTATACTGTAAGTGGTACCACTTTAACTTTAAGTTCCCCACCACAAAATGGTAGCATCATTGATATACGTTATATTAACGGCGGAAGTGGAATCGTCACAACAGGCAGTATTGCTAAACAAACCATACTATACAACGTAATCTCAGGTAGTCAAAACACTATTACCGGCTTAAATTTAAGCGGTAACAAGTGGGGCATAGATATCAAGGAGGAATGGGACGCTGTAATTGTAGCGGGTGATCAATATTATAATAGCTGTAGCTTGTTACTACATTGTGATGGAAGCAACGGAAGCACCACATTCACCGATAATAGCCCATCGCCAAAAACAGTTACTGCTACAAATGGCGCTGCAATTAGTACTGTGCAAAGTAAATTTGGTGGGGCAAGTGCATTATTTGATGGAACAAATGATTATTTATCTACAAATTCAACAGCGGCATTTACATTTGGCACAGGTGATTTTACTATTGAACTATGGATATATCAAACAGTATCATCTGTTGGTGCATATAAAGTGTTGGTAGGCGATAATGTTTATGGATCGGTTGGTGGGTGGCAATTATATAGTTATAATAATCAATTGAATTTATGGAAAACTGGAACAGAATTGATTGCACCTTCAGGAACATTAACATTAAATAGTTGGAATCATATAGTATGGACTAGATCGTCAGGAAATAATAGAATTTTTATTAATGGGACGCAAGTCGGGACAACTGTAAGTGACAGTACAAATTATATATTAACCGCAATTTATATTGGGGCAGCCAAAGATGGATATGGTTATTATGCTGGTTATATAGATGAACTTCGTATAACCAAAGGTGTTGCAAGATATACTGGTAATTTTACACCACAAACATCAGCATTTCCAAATAGTATTGGTGTTACGCAATATGCGACTAAGTATGTTGGTTTGATTGGTGGTTTAAATGATAGAAGTGTGGATTATGGTGTGCAGAAATTGAGTGACAGTTCGCTTAAAGTGGTGAAGATGACACAAACCACATCGCCGTTTCCAAGTGGATCATTGAGCAGCAGTGTGGATAGAGTGTATGTGAATGTATTGGATTATAGCAAAGTAAGTGTGACTAGTAGTTATGCGACTAGAACTTTGACTGCTAGTTATGCTTTAAATTCAAGTGGGGGTGGAACTGGTGAATCGTTTCATCCATTTTTGTTGGCGTAAAACAAAGTGTAAAAAATATATATAGAATATGGCAACAGTTTATAAAATTCTAGGACAAGTTAATCCAGCTTTAACATCGAGTGTTGATTTGTATACGGTGCCGGTGGGTAAGTCCACAGTATGTTCGACTTTAAATATAGCTAATTTGTCTACGAATAATGGTACATTTAGATTGTCTGTAGTTCCATCTGGTTCAACGTTGCAAGCTAAAAATTATTTGGCATACAATACAGTTATACCTGCCAATGACAGTATTTCTTTAACTATAGGTATGACGTTGGGACAATATGATAAAGTGAAAGTATATGCTTCATCTATAAGTCAATCATTTAATCTATTCGGTACAGAAATAAGTTAATATGGATACTAAAACATTAAGCACATCAAGATATAATTCAACAAATACTGCGATATCAATTGTTGTTGAATATTTAGTCGTTGCTGGTGGTGGCGGCGGCGGTGGCGGATCGATTGCAGGAGGTTATACCGGCGGTGGCGGTGGCGGTGCCGGCGGTATGCTTACAGGTAGTGGTTTAACATTATCTGTGAATACACCGTATACTGTTACAGTTGGTGCTGGAGGTAATGCCGGCGGAACGAATGCTTCCGGATTAAATGGTAGCAATTCAGTGTTTCATACTAATACTGCTATAGGCGGTGGTGGGGGTGCTATAGGCGGTGGTGGTGTGATAGGGTCAAGTGGCGGATCAGGTGGTGGTTCAGGATATCGTACTACAAGTGCCGGCGCCGGCACTGCGGGTCAAGGTAACAACGGCAATAGTGCTAATTGTAGTGGTTGTGAAAATGGATCGGGTGGTGGCGGTGGAGCCGGTGCAGTTGGCGGAGCCGGTGGAGTAGGTACCTACCAAGGTGGAAATGGTGGCATAGGATTACAATCCAGTATTACTGGGTCCGCAACATACTATGCGGGTGGCGGCGCTGCAGGCGGTTTAGGAGTAGGAGCAACTGTTGCTATTGGAGGTACCGGCGGCTTAGGCGGCGGTGGTGACGGCGGCGGAAAAAATAGTGTTTATACCGCACCGGGCGGTAATGCTACTACGGGCGCAGCTAATAAAGGAGGCGGTGGTGGTGGTGGTGCGAGAAACGAGTCCCCCAATACACCAGCAGCAGGTGCGTCGGGTGGATCAGGAATAGTTATTATAAAAATATCAAATTTAAGAACTGCATCATTTAGTGTCGGTTTAACAAGTTTATTGTCAACATCCGTATCAGGATATAAAATATATATCATAACAGCAGGCACAGGAACAGTAACATTTACATAATAAAAAATAAATAATATGGCACATTACGCATTTTTAAATGAAAACTATATAGTTACAGAAGTTATTGTTGGTAAAGACGAAAGTAATTTTGACTGGGAAAGATATTATGGGGATATTCGTGGACAATTATGTAAACGCACTAGTTACAATACAATAGGTGGCGTACATAAAAATGGAGGAATTTCTTTTCGTAAAAATTACGCTGGTTTAGGATTTACTTACGATCCAATTAGAGACGCGTTTATAGCACCCAAACCATATCCGAGTTGGATATTAAACGAAGGAAGTTGTATATGGGAAGCTCCTGTTTCATATCCAAATGACAATCAATTGTATAGTTGGGATGAAACTACAAAATCTTGGGTATTATCAACAAATAAATAACTAATTTATGCCATTGCTTAAAATACGACCATATCTAATAAACTCAGGTTCATTCACAGGATCCTTTAGTGGTACAGGCAGTTATGCTCGTAGAGCACTAACAGCGAGTTATGTATTGGGAGGCGCAGCTGGTTCATCAGGCACAAGTGGTGTAAGTGGAACAAGTGGATCTAGCGGTGCTTCTGGCACATCAGGAAGTAGTGGACAAAGTGGTACTAGCGGATCAAGTGGTACTGCTGGCAGTAGCGGTACAAGTGGATCTAACGGATCAAGTGGTACTGCTGGCAGTAGCGGTACAAGTGGAACAAGCGGTGCAACTGGTGCACCGGGGTCAAGTGGTACCAGTGGAGCAGGTGCAGCAGGCACACAAGGTACTAGTGGATCAAGTGGTGTAAGTGGTACCGCAACGGTGCAAACAGGCAGTATTGCGAAACAAACGCTTTGGACCAATGTAACTTCAGGCAGCACAAACACCATAACTGGACTAAGTTTAAGTAGCAACAAGTGGGATGTAAGTGTGGTGGAAGAATGGGATGCTGCGACATTGGATCAATATTATAACAGTTCTAGCTTATTGTGCCACTTTGATAGTTTGAATGCAGCAGGTAGATTTATTGATAATAGCAGAAATAATTTCGCCATTACTTCAAGTGGAGATGTTAGTTTAAGTACTTCACAATATAAATTTGGAGGAGCAAGTGCATATTTTGATGGAACAGGTGATTATTTAGTTACACCCACCACATCGGTGCTTACATTTGGTACAAATGATTTAACAGTTGAACTATGGATATATCAAACGGTATCATCTGTTGGTGCGTATAAAGTAATAGTAGGCGACAATGTATATAGTTCAGTTGGCGGATGGACATTATATAGTTATAATAATCAATTAAATTTGTGGAAAGGCGGAACAGAATTGATTGCGCCTTCTGGAACATTAACATTAAATAGTTGGAACTATGTAGTCTGGACCAGACAGTCTGGCAATAATAGAATATTCATTAATGGAACGCAAGTTGGATCAACAGTAAGTGATAGTACAAATTATACTTCAACCGCAATTTATGTTGGATCGAGCAAAATTAATACTTTAAATTTTGCTGGTTATATGGATGAACTTCGTGTAACAAAAGGCGTAGCCAGATACACCAGTAATTTTACACCGCCAAATGCACCATTTCCAAATTCAAGAAATCAAGTGCTTACAAAGTATGTGGGATTGGTTGGTGGTATTGATGATAAATATGTGGATTATGGTGTGCAGAAGTTGAGTGATAGTTCACTTAAACTAACAAGACTTACATATCCAAATCAGCCTATAGTTGGTAGTGGATCATTGAGTGGCAGTGTGAATAGGGTGTATGTGAATGTGCTTGATTATACTAAGGTGAGTGTAACGAGCAGTTATTCATTATTATCTTTAACTGCTAGTTATGCGTTAAATGGTGGTTCTGGTGGTGGTAGTACATTAAGAACAGGAAGTACTTATCCTATAACGAGCAGTTTTTCAAGAAGAGCTATTACGGCTAGTTATGCGTTAAATGGTGGTACTGCGTTGGTTAATCAGACGATGAAGTATGTTAGTGGTAGTAATTTGTATGTATTGAGTAGAAGCATAGTTTCCCCGAGTGATGTGTTGATGAGTGTAAATGGTGTTATACAAACGCCTATTACAGATTATACAGTAAGTGCTAGTAGTGTTACATTTACAGAAAGTTATCCGTCGGGTAGTAAAATTAATGCTAGATATTTAGTAGCTGCTACAAATAGTAGTGATGTTAATTTAGCTAATATAGTATTGACAGGCACAACCACAGGTGATGCTTATTATCCACAAGTTGCTGCATTGTTACATTTTGACGGTACAAATGGTAGCACCACTATAACAGACAATAGCAAAAATAATTTAACTGTTACCGCTACAAATGGTGCTGTAATTAGTACAGCACAAAGCAAATTTGGTGGTAGTAGTGTATTTTTTGACGGTACAAATGATTATGTTTCTATTCCAAATAATACGGAATTTAATTTTGCATCAGGAACATTCACCGTTGAATTCTGGGTATATTTTTCGTCTGTTACAGGAGAAAGGTTCTTAGTAAGTACATATCAAAATAGTACAAATGGTTGGTTTGTTGACTTATATTTAGGTAAAATAGTAGTCGGTTTTACTGGCGATGGACTTGATATTACAGGTACCACAACAATTTCAACTAATACTTGGTATCACATTGCAGTATCCGGTACACCTGGATCATATAAATTGTTTGTCAACGGTATACAAGAGGGTTCTACATATACAGGCGCAACAGCATTATCTTCTACTTCTGCACTTTATTTAGGTGTACTTGTAGTGAGTGGTACAGGCTATGTATATTTTAATGGATATATAGATGAATTGCGAATAACGAATGGGTATGCTAGGTATACTGGTAATTTTACGCCATCAACAACTGCGTTTTCTAATACAGGTGGTGATGTAGGTAAAGCGTTGGTGGTAAATAGTACTGCTACAGGTGTTAGTATTGGTACCGCTGGTTATTTTAGTTCACAATTAGCAAAAGCTTGGGTCAAATTTAATGGTACTGGTACTGTAGCTATCGTAAGTAGTTACAATGTAAGCAGCATAACAGATAACGGAACTGGTAATTACACAGTTAACTATAGTACTGCTTTATCTACAATTCCATCTGTAGTAGCATCTACGAGTAATGAAATAGTAAACACTAATTCTGGTGTAAATGTAAATACTGGTACAACTTCTAATGTAAACCTACGATGTATAGAAAATGGAATAAACACAGATAAATCAGAAGTTTCTGTAACAGTATTTAGTAATTAAAATTTTATGGCAACCAAACCTTTTTTATCACAAATCGCAGTACCTGTTGGAACCACAACAGGTGATGTTTATTATCCACAAACCAGCTTATTGATGCATTTTAATGGTACAAATGGTAGTACCACTATGACAGATAATAGCAAAAATAACATAACTGTTACCGCTACAAATGGTGCTGCCATAAGCACTGCTCAAAGCAAATTTGGTGGAACTAGTTTACTTTTAGATGGTACAAATGATTATGTTTCAGTAACAAATAATTCTGCATTTGATTTTGGCGCTGGAGATTTTACAATTGAATATTGGGAATATAGAACATTGTCCAGTACATTAAGTCCTATTTTATCTAGACATTCAAATAGTTACGCACCATATTTGATTGGGTGGTATGATTCTTCGGTCTCGTCGGCGATTGTAATGTATATGAGTTCAAATGGAAGCAGTTGGGATATTGCAAGCAATGTAAGTATGGGTACTATAACAACCAATGTTTGGACACACTATGCAGTAACAAGACAAGGTAATACTTTCAGAACATTTCAAAACGGAATTCAAATTTCTACATTTACATCCGCCGCTACATTTCCAGCAGGAGTAGGTCCATTAGAAATTGGAAGATATGAAGGAACGTATTATTTCAAAGGGGGTTATATAGATGAATTGCGAATTACAAAAGGTATAGCTAGGTATACTGGTAATTTTACGCCATCTACCACGCAATTTTTAGATAGTACAGGTGATGCAAATAGTAATGTAGTGGTTAATAGTAATGCAACAGGATTTGCAATAGGAACAGGTGGTATAAATGGCGCACAATTAGCAAAAGCTTGGGTCAACTTTGATGGAATAGGTACTGTATCTATAAGAGATAGTTATAGTGTAAGCAGCATAACAGATTTAGGAACTGGTACTTATGATGTAAATTTTTCTTCTACTTTATCTACAATTCCCACTGTAGTAGCATCTACAAGTAATCAAACAGTAAATACTAATTATGGTGTAAATGTAAATTCACATACAACTTCTAAAGTACAGATATATTGCACAGAAAACGGAGTCACTACAGATAAAGGAGTAGTTTCTGTAATTGTATTTAGAAATTGAAATTAACTATATATAACTGTATGAATGAAAAACGAATAATATACCCAACGGAAAATGGTGGAGTTGCTATAATAATACCATCAATAAATGCAAAAAATGCAGATGAAACTTATGACGAATTTATCACAAGAATTGCTGCAAAAGATGTACCATCAGGAACATCATATAAAATTGTGCCAGTAGACGATATACCAACAGATAGAACCTTCAGAAACGCCTGGGAATATCCAACAGATACACTATAATATCATATGATAACAATAAATCTTGATAAAGCCAAAGAAATACAAAAAAATAGATGGAGAACCGCAAGAAAACCTATCTTGGAAAAATTAGATACAGAATTTATGCGTGCTGTTGAAACCGGAGACACAACCAAACAACAACAAATCGCAGCACAAAAACAAACACTACGAGATGTTACAACCACCGATTTATCCACTATAACCAATACACAAGAACTTAAAAATGTTTGGCCCAATATATTAAACGAATCATAATTTATGTACTATAGCCCACGAATAGTCACAAGCGGTTTGGTATTAGCATTAGATGCAGCTGAACGCCTAAGCTATCCTCGCACAGGTACCACTTGGCGTGATTTGAGCGGCAATAATAACACAGGCACATTAACCAATGGTCCTACGTTTAGCGCGGGTAATATGGGTAGTATATTATTTGATGGTACAAATGATTATGTTGATATACCATACAATCCACAATTTAATTTTAGTACAGGCGTTTTTACAGTTGAAATTTGGGTAAATTTTTCTTCTGTAGCTACTACTACAACTTTAATAAATACATGGTATACACAAACCACCGGATGGATTGTTGGTTTGTTTTCAGGCAAACTTTATGTTGGGTTATCTGGTGACGATTTGGATATAGGTGGTACAACTACAATTCTGACTAATACTTGGTATCAAATCACGTTGGTTGGTAGACCATCTTCATATAAATTATATTTAAATGGTAACCAAGAAGGTTCTACTTACACCGGCGCTACATCATTATCAGTGTCCGGAAATTTAAGATTGGGAGTATTATATTTTGCTCAGGTTTCTCAATTTTACAATTGGTTTAATGGCAGAATGGCATTAGCTAGAATATACGATAATAGAGAATTAACCGTCGCTGAAATATTGCAGAACTATAATGCTGTTAAATCTAGATTTGGTTTATAATTATAGTATATATGTCAGGTATATCAGGACCCAAAATAATTACAAGCGGATGTGTTTTATCACTAGATGCAGCTGATAAACTTAGTTATAAAGGCAGTGGCACTACTTGGAAAGATTTAAGCGGTAATAATAACACAGGCACATTAACCAATGGTCCATCGTTTAGTGGAGCGAATAGTGGTTGTATTGTATTTGATGGTATAGATGATTATGTGGCCGGTGGAAATCTTGGATCATTTTATTCTCAAGGAACAATATCATATTGGATGTATTCTACTGCTGTGGAAGATTACAGAAATCCGTTTACTACTAATTATAATGGGGGTAATGTGGGTATAAGATTTGAACAATACACTAGTGCAACTCCATATGGTAGTGGTTTTAGTGTTGCTATCGGAAATGATGCGGGGACATTTACAAACTTTAGTTATTCTCCAATCGCTATATTGACTGTTAATAGTTGGTATAATGTTGTTTTAGTATGGAATACTGTTACAAATAAAGCAATTGGTTATCTAAATGGAGATTTAAAATTTAATAGTTCTCACACTTATTGGGCAACAACATTACCTGCTATTGCAATTGGTAATGGTTTTTCTAGCGCAAGATATTTTAAAGGAAATATTTCTTCAGTGGGAATTTACAATAGAGCATTAAGTGCTACTGAAATATTGAATAACTATAATGCTACTAAAACAAGATTCGGTTTATAATTATACTGTATATGGGAATAGCCAGAGGTCCAAAAATTGTAACAAGCGGTTTGGTATTAGCACTAGATGCTGCTGATAAAAACAGTTATAAAGGCACAGGTACCACTTGGCGTGATTTAAGCGGCAATAACAATACAGGCACTCTTACTAATGGTCCCACATTTAACGCTGGTAATATGGGTAGTATTGTATTTGATGGTACTGATGATTATGTTACGGGTACAGTTGCTTCTTCTAATAGTTGGACTGTTTCTTTTTGGATTTATCAAACAGATATAAGTACTAAAGTAGTTTATTATCCTTTTTCTGGCGCAACATCTCCAATAACAGGAATCGGCTTTGGAGGATATTTAGATGCTACTACTCAAAACAGATGGTGGTATTATGACGGATCTGCAGTTTTTTCTAATTCGAACACAGCTATAACAGCTAATACTTGGTATTATTTAACAATGTCACATATGTATGGTGGTGGACCAGGAACTCACAATTTTTATACAAATGGAGTTCTTAGTTATTCAACGTCGGTTGCAGATAAGACTTTTACAACATATAATATAGCTAGAAGATCTGACGGTAATTTGTATAATATACCAGGTAGAATACCAATCGTAAAAATATATAATAGAGCATTAAGTGCTACTGAAGTATTACAAAATTACAACGTAACTAAATACAGATTTGGATTATAAAATTTATGAGTGAAACAAATGTAACAATATACGAGGATAGAGAATTTATGATATTCAATGTAAGTGAATTGAATCTTGTAGATTTCACTAAAGTAGAAGAGACTTCAATTGATACTGTGCGAAAAAGCGTGGATCAAACCAAAACATTTTGTAAATGGGATGGCACAACACCTGAATTCTTCAACGAAATGACCACCAAAGAAGGTCCATACACATATCCAGAAATATTAGATATACTGGCTACACCTGAATGGACAGATCCTAATCCTCCATTCTAACATATTTATCCAATTGGTTTGTAATATGTATATAAACCAATGATATTTAGAGCTACAAATTCATCGTCGTTTCTATTTAATCCGATCTACCCAGTCTTTCTCACCAGAAAGTATTTGGGTACACCTCTTTCATTAAATAGACGCAATCTCATTTTCAGAGTTAAAATAGTAGAAAGTGCAAGTCTAAATCTTACACTCAATTCGGCTCTTAACAAATTAGACTCTGAATCATCTACCAACAATATAACATTGCGTTCTGCTAATGTTATTCCATTATATAATCCAGCTACATTATACAATTCTCTCAATGGTGTTTCTACCCCATCATCAATAGGAGATAAAATTGATTATGCACAATCACTGAACAGTGTAACTTATACAGCCGTAACTGTAGAATCATCTACAATATTACCCAGCTTAAATAATCTAAGCTTAAAACTTGAAGCTGATCGTGCTGTTAATTCAATCAATATTTCTAATGTTAAATTGATTGATGTAAAAATTAATGCGGGTAATCAAAATATAGCATTAAATGGTACTATATACGATACTCCACTATTAAGCGCGGGTTCTACATACAATACACTAAATAATGTCAATCACTACCAAAATCTAACAGATCAAATAATATCCAATATAACATTAAATGGATCAAGTTATTATACCGTTTCATCAGATGCTGGTAATACAAACATATCACTTAACAGTATTACAAATTATCAATCTGAAATTGATAAGGCAATTAACAGTACCAACTTATATAGCACAACACACTTATCATCTCAAGTTGATATAGGAAGTAACAATTCACAGCTGTTAGGATCATCTTATTATACAAATGTATATGATGCGTCACAAACCGCAGTATCCACAGTGGGTTCATCTTATTATGTAAATTTATATGACGCATCACAAACCGCAGTAACAGTATTAGGCTCACAATATTATGTAAATTTATATGATGCATCTCAAATTGCACTAACAGTACTAGGCTCACAATATTATGTGGACTTTTATAATGCATCGCAAACCGCACTAACCGTATTAGGTTCGCAGTATTATGTGGACTTTTATGATGCATCACAAACCGCAGAAACAGTATTAGGTTCACAGTATTATGTGGACTTTTATGACGCATCACAAACCGCAGAAACGGTATTAGGCTCACAGTATTATGTGGACTTTTATGACGCATCACAAACCGCAGAAACGGTATTAGGCTCACAGTATTATGTGGACTTTTATGATGCATCGCAAACCGCAGAAACGGTATTAGGCTCACAGTATTATGTGGACTTTTATGATGCATCGCAAACCGCAGAAACAGTATTAGGCTCACAGTATTATGTGGACTTTTATGATGCATCGCAAACCGCAGAAACAGTATTAGGCTCACAGTATTATGTGGACTTTTATGATGTATCACAAACCGCAGAAACGGTATTAGGTTCGCAATATTATGTTAATTATAGTGACGCATCTCAAACCGCAGTATCCCTATTGGGTTCGCAATATTATGTTGATTATAGTGACGCGTCAATTATTACAAGTAATATAAGTGGTTTAATCAATTACGTATATTTTCCTGATATATCCAGCAACTCTGTATCTTTTAATAGATTAAGTACGTATGTTAATTTTGGGGATAGTTCAATTGTAAATAATGGTTTGAGTAGTTTGAATCATAATTTGATTCAACCTGATATCATAAATGAAGATATAAAATTTGGTACTTTAAATTATACGTTGTTTCAGAATGATGTAATTGCCCAAACTAATGGTTTAAACAGTTTATTATTAAAAACGGCTGATTATGGCGCCAATGTTTCATTTGCCACATCTTTAAATTCTATAACGTCTATACCCAATGAGTATATAAAGATGGTCACTCAAAATAGTAGTGTATTGACCAATTTGAGTATGTTGCAAGGGCCATATGCCAATAGTATGACATACAATATGGCATTAAATAATTTAAAGTATTCATTGGGTGAATATGGTATATTGGTTAATAACTCAGATAGTTTAAGAAAATTGGTATATGAAGATGAGTCCAATTCAAAGTTGGTAAATCAAACATCAAACTTAAAATCATTGAAATATGATGATACGACATTTGAAATTAATGTTAGTGAAAACAATAGATTATCATCATTAAGAAGTGAACTTGATGCTAATAATAGAACAAAAATATCTGGGTCATTTAAACAAATATCATATGCATTTAATTTTATTGACACTGTATTGGGTTCAAATATTACATTTAGACCATATAGTACCGCTTCAGCTGTCACATTTAATAGTGATTCACCCACAAACTATGTAAATCAAGTAAATATCATTTACTATATGTATGGGGGTAATTTAACACAAAGTATATTAAATTACGGACAAGATTTAGAATTTAAAGTAATAGGTAATTCTAATCCTGGTTTATATATCACTAATTATGATTATAATACACCTTATAGATCTAGTTTTGTTACAAAAAACTGGCCGATATATCAATATGATACAAGTTCCAATTGGAAATTGCCTGTAATACTCAATTGTTCCAATAATGAAAGAAAAATAAGCGCTACTTCAAGTGATTGGGTAGAAGCTGTACTAGAGACTGGCGGATCATTGGTAGATGAATACGGATTTAGTATAGATATATAACAGTGTTTTAATATTTATTAAAGAATGAGAATAACAGATCTACCACAATTATTTACAGCGTCTATTAATGATCTGCTGTATGTAATTGATGTAAGCGATACAAGTAGCTTTTTTTCCGGATCAAGTAAAAAACTCAATATTAGCACTCTTTTTTCTTCGCCCAGCATAACTGCTAGTTTTGCCAAAAAAGCATTAAGTTCTAGTTACGCAAAAACAGCCAGTTACGCACTTGTAGCCAGATCATCCAGTTACGCATATAGAGCCACAACCGCTAGTTATGCACTAAATGGTGGTACCAAAATATATACCGGTAGCACATACCCAATAACATCCAGTTGGGCTCTCAATGGTGGTACTAAATTATATACTGGTAGCACTTATCCTATAACTGCCAGTTGGGCTATAAACGGTGGCACCAAATTATATACAGGTAGTAGATACCCAATAACCGCAAGTTGGGCTATAACCGCAAGTTATGCTTTAAATCCAACCACAAGCGGTACATCAGGCACTTCGGGTACAGCTGGTAGTAGCGGAACTAGTGGTACTAGTGGAACCAGTGGTACTAGCGGAACAAGTGGATCCAGTGGAACCAGTGGATCAAGTGGTACTAGTGGTACTAGCGGTACATCCGCAACGGCCGGCACCAGTGGATTAACTGGATCAAGTGGTACAAGTGGCACCAGTGGTAGTGATGGTACCAGTGGTAGTAGTGGCACAAGTGGTAGTAGTGGCACCAGTGGTCTAGAAGGCGGTGGGTTGTTTACAGTAACAAGCACGGGGTTTAATTATAATATTGCTAATTACACTGGATCGTTTCCAACTATCACATTAGTAAGAGGACAATTATATTATTTTAATGTAAGTGGTGTATCCGCATCACATCCGTTCGCTCTGAGATTGTCAAGTGGTAATACAAGTGCTGTGCCAGGAACAACCAATAATGATCCTGTAAATGGCTTAGCAAATACAAGTACTTTAATAATTTACAGAGTACCCAACGATGCGCCTAATAGTATAGTTTATCAATGCGTCATACATTCAGGTATGATTGGAACTATAAATATAGTAAACCAATACGGTACATCTGGTACGTCTGGCACTGCGGGAACAGCTGGTTCAAGTGGAAGTAGTGGTACAAGCGGTAGTGATGGTACAAGCGGTAGTAGTGGTACAAGTGGTAGTAGTGGTTCAAGTGGTAGTGGTGGTTCAAGTGGTAGTAGTGGTTCAAGTGGTACTAGTGGTACCAGTGGATCAAGTGGAACAAGTGGTAGCAGCGGTAGTCACGGTACCAGTGGTAGCAGTGGTCAAAATGGTACAAGCGGTAGTAGTGGCACCAGTGGTCTAGAAGGTGGCGGGTTATTTACAGTAACAAGCTCAGGATTTAATTATAATATTGCTAATTACACTGGATCGTTTCCGACTATCACAGTGGTGAGAGGACAATTATACTACTTTAATGTAAGTGGTGTATCCGCATCACATCCATTTGCTTTGCGATTATCAAGTGGTAATACGAGCGCTGTACCAGGTACCACAAATAATGATCCTGTAGGTGGATTAGCAAATACAAGTACTTTAATAATTTACAGAGTACCCGCCGATGCGCCTTCTAGTATAGTTTACCAATGCGTTCATCATTCTGGTATGATAGGCACTATAAATATAGTAAACCAATATGGCACATCTGGCACTGCAGGAACAGCTGGCAGTAGCGGCAGTAGCGGTAGTAGTGGAAGCAGTGGAAGTAGTGGTACAAGCGGTAGTGATGGTTCAAGTGGTAGTAGTGGTACAAGTGGATCTAGTGGTACAAGTGGATCTAGTGGTACCAGTGGATCAAGTGGAACAAGTGGTACCAGTGGATCAAGTGGAACAAGTGGTAGCAGCGGTAGTCACGGTACAAGTGGTAGCAGTGGTCAAAATGGTACAAGCGGTAGTAGTGGCACCAGTGGTCTAGAAGGTGGTGGGTTATTTACAGTAACAAGCTCAGGATTTAATTATAATATTGCTAATTACACTGGATCGTTTCCAACCATCACAGTAGTAAGAGGACAATTATATTACTTTAATGTAAGTGGTGTATCCGCATCACATCCATTTGCTCTGAGATTGTCAAGTGGTAATACAAGTGCTGTGCCAGGTACCACAAATAATGATCCTGTAGGTGGATTAGCAAATACAAGTACTTTAATAATTTACAGAGTACCCGCCGATGCGCCTTCTAGTATAGTTTACCAATGCGTTCATCATTCAGGTATGATAGGCACTATAAATATAGTAAACCAATATGGTACATCTGGTACTGCGGGAACAGCTGGCAGTAGCGGTAGTAGTGGAAGCAGTGGAAGTAGTGGTACAAGCGGTAGTGATGGTTCAAGTGGTAGTAGTGGTACAAGTGGATCTAGTGGTACAAGTGGATCTAGTGGTACAAGTGGATCTAGTGGAAGCAGTGGTACGTCCGCAACTGCTGGTACAAGTGGTGAAACTTTTGGTACAAGTGGCACTTCGGGTAGCACTGGAACAAGTGGTAGTAGTGGTAGTAGTGGTAGTAGTGGTAGTAGTGGAAGTAGCGGAAGCAGTGGATCTAGTGGAAGTAGTGGAACAAGCGGCACATCTGCAACTGCTGGTACGAGTGGTGAAACTTTTGGCACTAGTGGTACCAGTGGATTAACTGGATCAAGTGGTACATCTGGTAGTACTGGTACAAGTGGAAGTAGTGGTTCTTCTGGACAATCGGGAACAAGTGGTAGTAGTGGTCAGAATGGTACAAGCGGTAGTAGTGGTAGTAGTGGTAATACTGGTAGCAGTGGTAGTAGCGGTATGAGTGGTACTACACTTTATACTGGTAGTTTATATCCTATAACGGCTAGTAGAGCTATTACTGCTAGTTATGCATTGAATGCTACTGGTGGGGGTAGTTCTTTGTATACTGGTAGTAGTTATCCAATAACTGCTAGTTGGGCGTTGTATGTAGTTAATGGGGCGAGTGGCACTGCTTCATTGAGTTTGACTAATATTACACGTAGTGGTAATGGAAGTGGTTCTGTTTTTAATTTAAATAACAATACATTTACCGGCGCCAATTCGTTAGTATTTCTTGGGGGTATTACTTTAAATAATAATATTGATTATACACTAAGTTCAGGAATATTAACATTTACGTCCCCACCACTATTAAACGAAGAAATACACGCTGTTAAATTTAGTGGTGGTGGAGCTAATGGAAGTAATGGTACCAGTGGCATAGTTGGTATTGCTAATGCACAGACATTTACTAGTAATGGTGTTGCTAGTCAATATGCTCTTACGCAGAGTGTAATACGCAGTTATGATATTATAGTTGCTATTAACGGTGTAGTACAAAATTACAGTTCAAGTTATACTGTAACTGGATCTACACTCACATTAGCATCTGCACCGCCATTAAATTCAAAGATTGATGTTAGATTTTTAGGTAGCGCAGCTGGTGGAGGTGGAGGTGGATCATCATTACACACTGGTAGTAAATATCCTATAACAAGCAGTTGGGCCACTAGAGTATTAACTGCTAGTTATGCTCTTAACTTTGGTAACAGTGTTACTCAATCATTCAATAATTTAGCTACTTGGACATTTAATCATAACTTGGGTGAACGAACTGTAGTAATTCAAGCCTATAATACAAGTTACAATCAAATAATACCCCAAAGCATTATATTAGATACTGTTAATAGTGCCAGATTAACATTCCCAGTATCAGCCAGTGGTTATGCTATTGCAACCAGAGGCGGTGTTAGAATATTTAGTAGCAGTTATGGTTATTATAATTTAAACACAGGCAGTACTTATCCCATAACCAGTAGTTGGTCTAGACGGGCATTGACTGCTAGTGTAGCTCTTAATTTATTAAATAGTGATAGTGTAAGTTCTTCTTTTAACAATTCTCCTACGTGGACTTTTAACCACAATCTTGGTAGTAAACCTGTATTAATACAAACTTATAACAATAGTTTCAATCAAATATTGCCACAAACAATTGTACTTTCAAATTTAAATACGGCTACAATTACTTTTCCCGTATCAAGTAGTGGATATGCAATTGCCACAAGAAGTGGTTTAAGAACAATACCAGCTGCATCTAATTTAGCAACAACTGGTAGCAATAATTTTAAAAATAGTCAAACGATTAGCAACGGATATCTGATATTGTCTTATGTATCAGCATCACTAAATTTCGCAAATGATACTGCGGCTGGTACTGGCGGAGTACCACGCGGTGGTGTGTACCGAAACGGGAATATATTACAAATACGAATAATATAAAATTTATAATAACTAAAGTCTATTTATATAAAATATGATCATTTACTCACCTACATTATCCGGATCAACTATTTTAAGCGGGTCGCTTAAAGTAAGCGGTAGTGTTTTTTTTAAAAATACAATAATTGGATCAAGTAGCTATGCTTTACGATCTTTAACCGCTAGTTACTCATTAAAGTCAGGTGCTGGTGGTACAACTCTAATAACCGGCAGTTTATATCCAATTACAAGCAGTTGGTCAAGAAGAGCTATTACTGCTAGTTATGCTTTAAACGTTGTCGCGGGTACATCAGGTACAAGTGGTGCGTCAGGTACAAGTGGTGCAACAGGCACAAGTGGAACTAGTGGAACCAGTGGATCTAGCGGAACTAGCGGTACCAGTGGATCTAGTGGTGCAACAGGCACAAGTGGTAGTAGTGGTGCAAGTGGCACATCTTTAATAACTGGTAGTACCTATCCAATTACAAGTAGTTTTTCAAGAAGAGCTATTACGGCTAGTTATGCAATGAATGGTGGTGGCGGAGGTGGTAGTACATTATATACTGGTAGTTTATATCCAATTACAAGCAGTTATGCTACTTATGCGATAAACGCTTTAACCAATTACACAATAGCTACATTATCAGGTACATCAATTGATTGGGTAAATAACACACTGGAAAAAAATATATCAACCAGTGAAAATTATACATTTACAGGTGTTGGAACTGGAAGTGCTATAGTTGTTATACTAAACAATACAGGATCAAATAATATCCTTCCAACATTTCCTGTGAGTGTTAAATGGGCTAATTCTCTTACACCTACTAATATTTTACCAAATGCGACTTCAATTTACACTTTTCTAAGATCTAAAAAATACATACTAGCTAGTTCCACGGAAAATTATCAGTAAATTGATATATGCCAGCTACATTTCGTAATAATTTAGTATTCGCTAACAATAAAAGGCAAAATATTGAATCTCGATTGTTTGCTACTGGTAGCGGATTTCGCACAGGATCTGTAGCCATATCATATAATAGTTTTTTTAACAAATTTATTTCGGATCTTCCCACGTTATCCAATAGAGTATCACCAAAATATTATGCTAGCGAAAGTATAGCCGCCTCAAGCACTAACAATTTAATTTATCAAAATAATAGAACAATCTATCTGCAAAATTTTGATATTTTTATACGAGAAACAGTTTCAAATACCACACAAAACGAAACAGGCAGTTTTAGCACTTTATTAAAAACTAAATATTATGCTAGTGAAAGTATAGCCGCCTCAAGTACGAACAATTTAATTTATCAAAATAATAGAAGTATATATCTACAGAACCTAGATGTATTTATACAAGAAACAGTTTCAAATACAAGACAAAATGAAACAGGCAGTTTTAGCACTTTATTAAAAACTAAATATTATGCTAGTGAAAGTGTAGCCGCCTCAAGCACTAACAATTTAGTTTATCAAAACAATAGATCCATCTATTTGCAAAATTTTGATATATTTGTACAAGAAACTGTAAGCAACACCAGACAAAGCGAAACAGGCAGTTTTAGTACTTTATTAAAAACTAAATATTATGCTAGTGAAAGTATAGCCGCCTCAAGCACTAACAATTTAATTTATCAAAATAATAGATCCATCTATTTGCAAAATTTTGATATATTTGTACAAGAAACTGTAAGCAACACCAGACAAAGCGAAACAGGCAGTTTTAGTACTTTATTAAAAACTAAATATTATGCTAGTGAAAGTATAGCCGCCTCAAGCACTAACAATTTAATTTATCAAAATAATAGATCCATCTATCTACAAAATTTTGATATTCTCACACAAGAAACAGTTTCAAATACAACACAAAATGAAACAGGCAGTTTTAGCACTTTATTAAAAACTAAATATTTCTTATCTGATTCAAATGGTACTGGCGATTCAATTATTTATCAAAATAATAAAGCTATTTATTTACAAAATCTAGACATTTTCATAACAGAGGCGGCACCGCCACCTAGTACTAGCCAAAACGAAATTGGTTCAAGCGCAACAATTTTAAATACTAAATACACATTAGCTGATGCAGTATCAACATCCTCCGCTCAAATTGGTTATCAAAGCGATAGAGCTATTTATTTAGAAAACAGTGATATATTAATTAAAGAAACTACAACCTCCATTAGCACAAATGAAACTGGATCAAGCGCAACAATTTTAAATACTAAATATACATTAGCTGATGCGGTATCAACATCCTCCGCTCAAATTGGTTATCAAAGCGATAGAGCTATTTATTTAGAAAACAGTGATATATTAATTAAAGAATTTGCAACCTCCATTAGCACAAATGAAACTGGATCAAGCGCAACAATTTTAAATACTAAATATACATTAGCTGATGCGGTATCAACATCCTCCGCTCAAATTGGTTATCAAAGCGATAGAGCTATTTATTTAGAAAACAGTGATATATTAGTTAAAGAATTTGCAACCTCCATTAGCACAAATGAAACTGGATCTAACAATTTATTATTATTTACGAACTATTATATAAGTCAAAGTAATGCCACGGGTTCTACCTTGGCATATCAGAATTTTAAATATATTTATTTGGAAGACGATTCATATTTATTAACAGAATAAAGACGCGAATGAAAAACACCATAAACAATAATGTTGATTATAAACTCCACGGACAAGTTAGATTAACTGTATCTGATAAAGACACGATTATTAAAGACACGGGTTATATAAATAACTTGATACTGAATCAGGGAATGGATCAAGTTGCTAGTAGACCAATTGCTGAGTTATTTACTTGTTGTGCTATTGGTACTGGTTTAGCAGAAGTCAAAAAAACAAACGTACCTGTAACAGGATCAATAATTTCTGGTAATGGATTTGATCAAAATCTTTTATATTCAACTGCGAAGAGAAGTGGTCATTTATTAACATTTCCCCGAATTAGTCCGTCATATCCTATATCTGGCAGTGTGATTAGAGCTAGTGATGTGGGAAATATTATTAATGTGGTTGGAGATAGTACATTTAGAATAAAAGCGCAAACTGGATCAAATCAAGCTAGAAGTTGTAGTGTATTAAATTTAGATGGCACTGTACCCACGGGTTCCGCTACTGACAAAAATTACACAATTTATTTTACAAATCAAATCAGTATGTCGGGTGAAACACAAAGATGTGGTCGTAATAATGATGGAAATAACTTTCCAGCCGCATCAGGAAGTTTCGGAGCAGCTTGTAGTACTACATTTGGTAGTAATTTTATAACACATAATAGACAATTTAATTTCGCAGCTGCTACAGTAGATCAAACTGATTATGTTACAGAAGTTGGTTTATCGTGGTTACCATTTTTTAATAGTCCCGCTTTATTTAGTAGAATTAGATTAACATCAGGATCCGCAGGTACAGCATTAGCTCCTGTAAAAGCAGGTCAAAACGTAACGGTTTATTATAGTTTAAGAGTAACTACGTCGCCAACAACAGCACTTACTGGTTCTGTTAGTTTGAGTGGAAGCAATAAAGGTGGTAATTCTCAATTGAATCTTTATGGACTGAGTAAAGTGAGTGGCAGTGGTTTGACAACATATAATGATGGTGGATTACACGGAAACGAACCATATTTCTTTAATCAAACCAGTAAATATGGATTGCCATCTACGTATAAAGGATTGTATGTATTTACCAGCACAGATAGCGGATCCAGTCCTACTTGGGGTACTAACATAACAAGAAATACAAATTTTGTTACTAAATCAATTGCTGCAACTCCGCTTTATAGAATAGTTTATCCAACCAGTAGCTTTGGTTATAATATAACTAAAGTAGCTACTTTCAATGACACTGAATCTAATAATTCAAATTGGAGAAGTTTTGGTGTTGGTGTGCAAACAGCAAGCAACTTAATGTCATTTGTATTTACTTCACAACAAAATAAACAGACGGGATATTTATTAGCAATATCACAGTCATTTACATGGGGAAGAAACTTTAGTTAATAATAAGTTATATGCCTACAAAAATTTCACAATTACCAGATTATAATACATTAACTGCATCCGCATTTATACCCATAATCAATAATAGCCTAAATAAAAAAATAAGCGTATCAGATTTAAGAAGGGTTTTTTATTTAAAATCGGGAAATACAAGCTCTTTCTCAAGACATACACCTGGTCTTTATTATTTTGGTGATAATAGTGATGGGCCAGGCAATTTTAGTGGATCCATCACAACACTCAGAACCAGAATATCCGCTTCATTCGCAAGCACACAAGACGGTGTGCCTGTAATAAAGAATTTTAGCAACCTCTTTATCTCCCGAAGTGTAGTGATTAGTCCAACCAATAGATGTAGAGGTTTATTAATATTTGTGGATGGTGACGCAACTATCAGTGGCAGTTTACGAATGACTGGTAGAGGTGCAAAGTTTACTGGAAGTGATGCATCCTTTAGTACGATTAATCCGCCATATTTGGGCGATTATTGGAGCACACAATTGTTTCCATCTGCGAGTTATTTGAGCAGAGTATTTGCTGTAGGCGCGAGTGGTGGTACGTTTTCTGTAAATGCTAACGGTAATCCTGGTTCAGCGGGAACTTTAGGAAGATCCGGTGGTGGAGGCGGAGGCGGTACTCCATCTCCTGGTTTTGGCGGCGGAGCAGGTGGAGCGGGAAGTTCATTTAGTGGTGGAACAGGAGGTGGAGGTGCAGTTGCTCCAATTGGTGGAACCGATGGAAGATCATTTGGCGGAACGGGTGGAGTTGGTGCACCATCGGGTGCCGGCGGTGGAGCTGGAAATCCATCTGGAAGTGGAGGTACACCAATTGGTGCTACAGATGGAACAGGCGGATTATTGATATTAATTGTAAGAGGAAATCTTAGAATTGGTCCAAACGGCAGTATAGCATCTTTGGGATCAACGGGGGGTGGGTCACCTGCGTCTCCAACTTTTATCGGTGGCGGAGGAAGTGGCGGTGGAATAATATATGTATATTATGGTGGTACATTGACAAACAATGGTACTGTAGCTGCAACTGGTGGATCTGGAGGACCAAGTGTAACTAGATCAGGAGGAGCAGGAGGAGCTGGAACTGCAATAATATCAAAACTAAACGTTGCATTTCCAGTGGGAAATTAATATATAATTTATATGCCAACTAGAATAACAGATTTAACAGAAAGCACAAACATAACAGCTTCTTCGTTTGTTCCTATAATTGATAACAATGAAGCGGCAAATTCTAAAAATAAAAAAATAAGCATAACAGATCTTAGAAAGTTTAATTATGCTAATCAACAAAACAGTTCTTCGTTTACCAAACATACACCTGGATTATATTATTTTGGTGACAATAGCGACGGAGCAGGCAATTTTAGTGGATCCATCGCAACACTCAGAACCAGAATATCCGCTTCATTCGCAAGCACACAAGATGGTGTGCCTGTAATCAAGAACTTTAGCAGTCTCTTTATTTCACGAAGTGTAGTGATTAGTCCAACCAACAGATGTAGAGGAATGTTGATATTTGTGGATGGTGATGCAACTATCAGTGGCAGCATAACTATGACCTCTAGAGGCGCGTCTGCGACTGGGGTGGATACATCTTTTACAACAATTAATCCACCATATTTGGGTGATTATTGGAGCACACAGTTGTTTCCATCTGCGAGTTATTTGAGCAGAGTATTTGCTGTGGGAGCAAGTGGTGGGGGTCCAACTGCAAATGGAAATACTGGAACATTGGGAAGAAGTGGCGGCGGCGGCGGTGGAGCACAAGCAGTTGCCGGTGGTGGTACAGGTGGCACGGGAACATCTTTTAGTGGTGGGGCAGGAGGAGGTGGAGGATCAGGTAGTCCAACCGCCGGTGGTTCCAATGGTAGTCCGATTGGTGGAGCTGGTGGAGCAGCAGGCGGTGGATCAGGAGGAGGGGCTGGAAATCCAAATGGAAGTGGTGGAACGCAAAATGCCACCGGGACAGGTGGACTATTAATAATGATTATACGAGGTAATTTGAAGATAGGTCCAAATGCTTCAATTACTACAAATGGAAGTACCGGTAATACTGGCTCACCCAACCCACAAAATGGTGGTGGTGGAGGCAGTGGTGGTGGAATTATTTATATATATTATGGTGGAAATCTAACAAATAATGGTAGTATCACATCAAGTGGCGGAAGTGGTGGCACAGGACCATGGGGTAACGGAGGTGCAGGAGGAGCTGGAACTGCAATAATATCAAAACTAAACACTACATTTCCAGTGGGAAACTAATATTTAATAATATATGGCAAATAAACGTATAACAGATTTAACAGAAACTTCAATTATATCATCAAGTAATTATTATTTGGTATATGATGCGACTGCTACACAAGATCAAAATGCAGATGGATACGTAGATCTTAACAAAAAGGTTAAATATACAAACGTATGTAGCCAATTTTCACAATCAGCTATAACTTGGTTTGGGACTGGTGCTAATGGTTCATTAAATACAACTGCGAGTGTATCATTTACAACATCTAATGATGCTGAAGTATTGGTGAGAAATTATACATCTCTTACGATCAACGCTGGTCATACAATGACCGTAAGCAACCGATGTAAGGGTTTATTAATATATGTAAGTGGTGATTGTACTATAAATGGTACACTTACTATGACAGCCAAAGGCGCAAACGCAGTTGGCACCGCAGCTCATTACGTATATCAAGCTAAAAATTATTATGGTAACTTTATACCTCAATATCAATTTAATAGTGTAAAATTGTATGGTTCAGGCAGTGGAGGTGGTGCGGCTAGTACAGCAGGTAGATCTACTGGAGAAGGTTATACTGGTGGAGGCGGAGGTGGTTATGCTGGTGGTACGGGAGCTGCGGGTACCAGTTGGAGTGGTGGATCTGGTGGTGGAGGTGGACCAAGTGCTACAGCTGGTTCTGTTAATGGTGGCGCCGGTGGCGCGGGTAGTGCAGCTAACACTGGTGGTGGAGCTGGTAATAACGGTGGAGCTGGTGGTCCAGGTGGAATAGGCGGGGGATCTGGAACTGGCGGATTAATTATTCTTGTTGTTAAAGGAACATTTACACTTGGTAATACTGGTGTAATCACTGCACGTGGGGTAAATGGTGGAGCTGGATCGGCTGGTGGAGGCGGTGGTAGCGGTGGTGGTAGAATAGTAATATTATATAATCAAGGTTATGTTAATAACGGAGGCACTATTTCAGTTTCCGGTGGCGTAGGTGGCGGCACTGCACCAACTAAAGGCGGCGATGGTGGAGCGGGAAGTATCACTATAAAAGAATTGCAAGTTTTATAATTATGGCAACTTTATCAATATCATCGATGTCAATATTGACAGGCAGTAAAAACAACAATAATTGTGTAGTGCCTATTGTTGATACAATATCAAATGAAAATAAAAAAACTAAAATAACAGCGCATAATTTATTTTATAGCAATAATACTACAGTAGGCAGTTTAAGTAGTTATAATAACTATTTTGGTACAGGTATAGATGGTACTTTAACAATAAGTAGTAGTGCGCAAGTAAGCTCTTCATTGAATAATATTTCCAGTGAATTTGGAGATACAATTGTAAAAAATTATCAAGATTTAACCATAAACAGCGGTATATTGTTTAGTCCATTACGATCTTGTAGAGGAATGGTGATATATTGTACTGGCAATTTAACTGTCGATGGCACCATAAGTATGACAGGCAAAGGCGGTGGTGTAGCTACCAAAATTGCTGCGCCTATTGGAATTGCTTCAAGTACTGATTCAAGATATGATTTGGTGGATGCGACATTATATTTTAATAATTTGTCATCAAGTGCATCTGGTGGCAGAGGCATACCTACGCATTGGAATTGGGCGCCTAGTGGCAGTGCTTGGTTTAATAATTTTAAGATACGAGTGCCATTGAGCGGAAGTGTAGATGGTTCCCCAACTCCAGGTGGCACGGGGCCAGCTGGAATATTTTGTTGTGGAGGCGGTGGTGCCGGTGGCACCGGCAACTACTTCTACGGCAGCAGTGGCGGCGGTGCAGGCGGTAGGGGAACTATATTTACAGGTGGTGGTGGAGGCGGCGGCGGTGGTGGTGGGTCTTCCCCTGGTGGTTCTAATGGTGTATATGAAGCGGGTGGATATGGTTCGCCTGCCTCTGGTAACGGCGGAGGTGGAGCTGGAACACCTGCCGCAACTGGAGCTGGAAACGCTGGTAAAACAGGCGTTGGTGGATTACTTATATTAATAGTGCGTGGTAATGTAACTATAAACGGCACACTTTCAAGTAATGGTGCAGTTGGAGGCAACGAAGGCGGCCCATTCGCTCAAGGTGGTGGTGGTGGTGGAAGCGGTGGTGGCCGAATAATGATTATTTACGGCGGTACATATACTAATGCGGGTACCATTGTTGCAAATGGTGGTGCTGGTGGTTCTGGATACCAATCTGGCGGAGCTGGTGGAGCTGGTTCTACAACTCTAAAAAAAGTACACGTTTAAAAATAAAAAAGAATCATATATTTATTAACAGATTATGTCAACATTAATATCAGCATTAAGTACTTTAACAGGCAGTGTAAATAATAACACTGATGTTTTTCCTGTACTGGATCAAACAATAAGTTCAGCCGCAAATAGAAATAAAAAAGCTAGAATAACAGCGCATAATTTATTTTATAGCAATAATTTTACAATAAGCGGTTTAAGTAGTTATGGAAACTATTTTGGCACAGGCAAAGATGGTAGTGTGACAATAAGTGGCAGTGCGCAAGTAAGCGCTTCATTGAATAATACTTTATATGGCGATACAATTGTAAAAAATTATCAAGATTTAACCATAAACAGCGGTATATTGTTTAGTCCATTACGACCTTGTAGAGGAATGGTAATATATTGTACAGGCAATTTAACAGTGAATGGCACCATAAGTATGACTGGTAAAGGTGGAGGTGTTGCTAACAAGATTGCTGCGCCTATTGGAATTGCTTCAAGCACTGATTCCAGATATGATTTGGTTGATGCCACATTATATTTCAATAATTTATCATCAAGTGCTTCTGGTGGACGAGGCATACCTACACATTGGAATTGGGCGCCTAGTGGCAGTGCTTGGTTTAGCAATTATAAGATAAGGATACCATTGAGCGGAAGTGCGGCTGGTGGAGCAGGCGGAGGTAACTTCACGGCCGGTACCGTGGGATCAGTTGGTATATTTTGTTGTGGAGGAGGAGGAGGCGGTGGAGGCGGCAACCCTTCTGGGATTGGGGCCGCCGGCAGTAGGGGAACTATATTTGCAGGAGGAGGGGGTGGAGGAGGCGCACGTGGTGGCTCAATCGGTGGTGATGCCGCTACATTTGAAGCTGGTGGAGCTGGTGCTCCTACAGCTGGTGGTGGAGCTGGAACACCCGCAGGTGGAGGAGCTGGAACGGTTGGTGGCACTGGTGTAGGTGGATTACTTATATTAATTGTAAGAGGTAGTGTTACAATTAATGGTACACTTTCAAGTAATGGTGTAATTGGAGGAGTTGGTCCCGGCACATCGCCACTCGGGAGTGGCGGTGGTGGTGGAAGTGGTGGTGGTCGAATAATGATTATTTACGGCGGCACATATATTAATGCGGGTACCGTTGTTGCAAATGGCGGTAGTGGTGGATCAGGAGGAGGAAATAACGGTGGTGCTGGTGGAGCTGGTGCTATAACTGTAAGAAGAGTACACGTTTAAAAATAAAAAAAGAATTTTGATATATAACAATATTTATTAATACATTATGAGAGATACAATTATAATACATAATATTCACGACAAAGCAAGTAGAGAATTTGTTGCAGCATATGGTAACAGAAACGACGTTACTGTGTTGGAAGACGATGGATATAGTGTCCGTTTAACATTTCCTTATATCAGCGCATTTCCTACTGTTGTAATACCCACACCATCTTATGAAAATACAGATGAAAATGGCGTAGTAACCAAATTTGAAGGATCTATAGAATATCTGAGAGCGCCTGAAGATTGGAATACAGTGCAAACACGAATTGATTATTGGGAAAACAAAGTGCCCAATTGGAAACAAACTGATAGTCGATACACACAGTGATTAAATGGGTTATTTTTCCATCGATTATTAATGTGGTCAATGGAATATATTTATTTATTTCCATAAGTTTCGTCTATATATTGTAAAGTTATGGAAGAAAACAAACAAATAAATTTAGCTGATTTGACGCTTATTGAATTAAAAGCAATATCTTATGATGAAATTGTCAATTTGAATTTGGCACAAAACAACTTAAGAGTTTTAAATCAAGAATTATATAACCGTCAACAAAAAGGCGTAGAAGGTGCTTCGCCTGTAACTCAAAATTAAAATAGTTTTATGGAAAAAAAGATATCTGAATTAACTGTGGTTGAATTGAAAAGTTTAGCATACGACGAATTGGCTAAAATTGAATTGTGCCAAAATAATCTGCGTGTATTGAACAAAGAAATTTCCAATAGATTGCAACCACAGTCAAATCAAGTGAGTGGGAATTTTGATACCCCCCCCACCGCTACTACCGAAACCGTTTAAACGGGATCACCATAGATATTGAAGCCTTTGGGTGGTTGTGGTATCACTTCTTCTTCAATTGTCTTAATAGCATACAATTTGCTATCTAGTGGGGCTAATCTATATTCACACTTGCTCTTGGTTTCTTTGAAATAAGATTCAAGCGCTTCTGTGATACTTGGATGAATGATTTTACGGTTATCATTGATAAGAATCCATCTATCGCCAGGTGGAACTCTAGTAGCAATTAGTTCGTTGTGTTCTGTAATTTTTGTAGCCATAAGATATTATTGGGGTTTGACAAAGAATATTTTGTGCATTCCTGTCATATAAAAAGTATTCAAATCCATATTCAACGCTTTACATTCTAATTCTCCCGGCCAGAACCCTTTCCAGAAGGCGAATTGTTTATCGTGGTTAGTACATTCACAACTTAATTTTTGACCACCACACACACTGCATCTTTCAATGTCACACTTTTTTTTGTGTATTTTACCCGCAACAACTTTACAACTAAAACAATTGTCTAGTTCTACTGTTTGACATATTGGAGTTTGTTTCTTTTTCATAATTAAGAACAATGACCTTTTTTATTTTCTGCGGTAAAACTATTAAGATTGTAATTGCTTGAACGTATATCACGCAATCCATACAGTTCTCTATACATACTATATACAATAATATCCAATTCTTTTACTGTCATAGGAATACTTTTTGTTTTGTCTACTTCTTGCATTTTTAAACAATGTTTTTTGATAATAGAATCAATTTGTTCTTTCATCAATTTTTAGTAGTTTTAATAATATCACCGTCGATAGTGTAATATGCTCTATAATAATTAGTGTAAATGATATACACATTATTAGTTGACTGTTCAATCATACTATAAGTAATATACCTATTATTAATGGCACGCACTGTACTACACTTGGGTAGTGTTTCCAATGCTCTATTATAACTATATCTTAGATACATTCCACTAGTACATCCAGTAAACAACAATGTCGCAATCAATAAACTTTTCATTCTGTTAATTCTTTTTCTTCTACTGAATAATTATGACTGTCTTTGTACATATCACAATATTTCTGTGCATTCTCTTTTTTGAGATACACTTTTTCAATTGCCAAATCATTGCCTCTATATGACATAATTAGATAAACCTTGATTTTTGGCGGATTTACGGTCATAGCAGTCAGCAGAATTGTTGCTAGGCTACCCAACACAATTTTATTAAAACGGTTCATATTGATTTAATTTTGATTGACATCTTTCCAATTTGCTTTTATATTTTTGAATTGTAATATAGTCTTCATCACCATATTCATTCATCAATAACATTTGTACACCAAATCGGTCCACTTCATCACATAGATAACGAATATCTTCACACAACTTGGGATCAAGTGTAGTGTTACAATTGTTTTGTGTAAATTCTCGTAGTCTATTAACTACTTCTTTGTTAGTCTTCATTTGTTGAATAAATTATTTTTTCTACTACAATACCTTTTTTAGATGACTTGGGGCCATATAATGCTCCATATTGGTTTCTACTATTGATGTAAGTGATTAAATCTTTCTTGATAACTTCCGCATCAAGATCATCAAAAGTTGTGGGTAGATTAACTTTTAAATAATATTTTGGTTTACCTGTCATATTTACCTTTCTTATGATCTTCTAAAGAATATTGTTCGTTCAAAACGTGTATATCAAAACATGACCAAGAAGACGGACATATTGGATATTTAGCACACATTGGTGTCATACTATCATAGTATTCTATTGGTTTTTGATCTGACTCTCGTATAATTGGATGATCGACCCACTTAAGATTTCTTAATGGAAAGAAACTGTCACAGTTATGACAATGACACAACAAATTCAACTTTTCATCAGAAGTAAGTGGTGTATTTTTTAGTTTATCTCCACTATAATATTCAGTTACTGAATCTGATTCGCCTACTCTAATCCAACCTGACAGGCCGGTATTATGTCGAACGTAGTACTCTTCAAATTCCTTTAGTACCACTTCATCAGGAATATTTTTGACCACATATGATTCAAGTTCTTCAATATATGCTTGGTCCTCTTCAGATCGTGGAATCAACATTATATGTTTTTCTTGATTCTCTACGATCTCTTGAAGAGTCAACTGCTTCTTATAGTCACTCTTGATATATGGTTGTCCCAAATAACTCACAGTGTGCATAGCTGTACCAATATTATTTTCTTTTTTATTTTTTTTATTTTGTTTGCTCATAATTTTACCAGTGGTGTATAATGTTTGCGATAATGAAAGCGCATGTAATAAAGTTTACCATAACAATGGTGAACCTCAAGAGAAAACTAGCAAGAGCATAATTTACAGGCAATACAGGCACATCAGGCTTGCATTCATCTGTAACACCTACACGGTGATCAATAGTTCTTGCTAGTGTTAAGAAAAATTTATTAGTCGTCATTTTCGTTAGTAAGAATAAAAAATCCACTGATAATCAGTATTACACCGACAATACACAATGCGTAATATACTGTATCCACATTCATATAATGAGAAATCTTACAATTTGCAAATCACCATACTCATTCTTTGTTTCAAGAATTACATCAGGATGTGGACGGTCACAACTAAGATATACCTTAGCATTAGGAATATTTAACTCCTTAATCATTTTCTTTTCCACTGCGTTTTTAACCCAATCAATAATATCTTTTGTTTGTACATTAGCCATAATTTTAATTTCCCATCCAATTACTTACATTCTCAGGTCCACTTTGCGTATGAATACCCAAATACTTTACCTTGGTTAAGTTCATAGGCATCTTGATGCGTTTCCAATCCCATAATGATGGCAAATCACTGTCATCATCCGATTCCCATTCAATGTCCAATATAATTCTAGCAGTTTTTGTTTTTGTTTCATTCATAATTTTCACGGTCAATGTTCACAACATACGGGAATCTGGGCAGTTCATCACCTGGTGTAAGATTAAAATACTTCACCGTAGCACTCTTTCCAATAAGCTTATTCTTGTTCGTTAAAAGTTCCCTCAAATAGGTTCTATCGCCTTTAATATTACTATGAAACTCAATATCCTTGTGATTTTTGAATACCATATGTCCCGCCATACCACTCTTGTTGCCTACACCTTCAACAATGTCAAGAATCTTAAATTCACTGTCTTTAAACTCTTTACGCTTGAGGAGGCATTTACTACGTTTGTTTTCGTAGGGGCCATCTGTACGAACCATCTGTCCTTCGTAACCTTCGACAACATACTTTTCATACAACTCATTTAAATGCGTAATCGTGTCCACAAGGTGAGTCGGAACACGACGAACCACATTGTTATTAGTAAGATAAGTAGTAATGTCACTATTGCGGTCACTAAAAGTCTTCGATACAATCCAGTCATATACCCAATATTGAATATTTGTTGCACTCTCAACCAAATCTTCTGGTGTAGGCTTAGTCTTCTTTACTAAGCTACAAATAGCATTAAAATCATTGGCAAACTTATCAGCATACAATTCACCGTCAAGAATTGCATTGGGAAACTTATCAAAGAAAGGTTTCAATGCAACTAGTACGTGCGGTGCTGAAACAATTGATTTACCATTACGACTCCACATACCATCCTTCTTTACAACACAACGAATACCATCCAACTTGGGTTGACTATATATAGGATACTTCAATTCATCCTTATAGTCATCATAGTTCTTAGCCAACATTGGTTCAGTAAAGCTAACTCCATCAATGTCATTAATTTTTTCAAAGTAACCACTTTCCTTCTTTTTCTTCCAAGTGGCTTTGGCTTCTTTTACAGCTTGATCTTCATTAGATGTAGCATTCTTCTTTCCGGTATTTTTGCCCTCACAAACTGTCCATTCGGTGATTTGAATGGCACCATCAATCTGACCATAATGGGTTCGGAACTTGTTACCATCAACTTCGATGGTCCAAGTTTGAATAGCACCCGTGTTTGTACGAGCGAATAACATAGGTAGTTTCATATCTTTTATAAGATTATCACGGTGCAAGAAAAAAGTCAAGGAGATTTTCATCGTCCTTGACTTTGGTGTGGTTTAAGCTGACACTGTTCTAATTTCTGTTTTATACTTATAAACTGCTGTTACGTTTTCACCGGTCATTACATTTGACTTAACCAAGCTATTGACCAACAGTTCATATCGCTTCTGACACTTTGGTGTTTCACGACCACGAAGCAACGCTGCGTATGTCATCTTTTTGTCACCAACCTTATGATCAGCTTCTTTATTCTTCTTTAAAAGAGTGTTGATTTCCACAAACTTTTTCAGAAACATATTGACATCTTTGATCTGATTACGATGACGGTTATAAAACACAAACAAGTCAAACACAGTTTGCTTACTTAGCTTCATACCTTCCTTGAAAATATCTTCATTTGGAGCAACCCAAGTATTGAAGAATTCGTCTACGTCATTCTTAAAACAAGATGACTTATCATTTAGTTCAGAACCATACTCATATTGACTATAAAGAATGCCATCACCAATATTCTTCTTGAATCCAAATCTATGAAAAAATGCCATACAAGCAAATTGTGAGTCAATTTTACGACGGTTATAATCGTGTTCTGAAAAGACCGAAAGAATCCAACTGCGGGTACTGAAATTCCGGTAATACTTTTCACCTAGTTCCCGACAAATCTTTGAGATGGGACTAATAATAGCATTACGCTTTTCAGATGCGTTCAATTCACATCCACTATTTACAGCGATGAAAATATCACTCAAATGTGAACGAGTTGCATTGGTATATACTTGAACTGTGATGGTACGAGTAAGAATAAAATCCTTAACTGACTCGCTTAGAGTATCCCACTTTTGGTCACGATCAATTACAAACTTACTGCCTAAGTGGTCGAAATATGTTCCAGCACGCAATTCAAGTTGGTTAGTAAACAACAATCGTAACGTAGTAAAACGGTTGTTGCTATCCAAATTGAGATAATCAGCACCTTTGGAAATCCAACCAGAGTAATAGTTGATATCTTCTGTCAACATTGAATTTTTCTTACATTCAACTACGTCGGCAAAAATAAACTTGCTTGGAGCAATTCCATTAAACAAATTGTTGAGATAACTGCGTGACTTTGCACCGTCCCAACGTGCGGGACTTTGAAAACTATCGTCAATAAAGACACTATCAAGAAACTTCTTCACATTAGAGAGTTCCCAGTTTTCGGTTGTGGATTTAATTGTAATTTTATCTGTATTTAACATACTAATATTTTCTTTTTATCACTGGAATTTTGGGGTTATGACATAATTGTCTAATTAATAATTTTTATCACAGACAGCATAATTGCTTTTTGGATTTAAATTATCAGTTGTGAACCAGTTCCTCACAACAAAATCATCTTAACATTGGTTTCTTTAATTGTCAAGCGGAACATTGAGCGTTTTCCAAAACTTTTCGTTGAGAATTTTTATAGGTACTTCGTTTTTTAACTCAAAATTAGGATGTTCATATACATAATTGAGTAAAGTTTTCGCTGAAATATAAAACAACACCATTTTATCCTCACACAACTTGACACAAAAATATCCACCGTTGTTGAGAACTTTAGCTTTGTCTTCCCAAATCAATTTTTTAAGAGCGCCTGATGTATGTCCAAGACAAATTGTGTTTGTTGGAGATACACGACGAACGTCTACACGAACAGTGCAATCATCTGTCAATTCAAAATCCCACTTGCTGTTTGTTGGACTTTTTTTGATATTAGTATAACCACTTTTGATGGTCAAATAATCCAATATCATTCGTTCGATCAGTTCACCACAACCGCCAATTTGAATTTGCTTGTAAATATAATCATTAATCATCTCATAACGTTTCAATTCGTTAAGATGAATTTGTCCCAGATTATAAATTTCAGATTTGAATTCAATTTTCATTTTTAATTATATCTCCATTAGCATCACTATACCACACTTCACCCACATTAAATTGTTTGACCACACTTTTGCTGTTCATTACTAGACTCATAATATCAGCGACTTTATAAAAAGTCAACAACCTTTTTTATATTTTGAAATTTTGATGTGGGTATGATACACTATATTTATGGAAAACCTTTATATTGAAAAAATACACAATTCGATTGCCAAAGAATTGATTGTTAAACATCATTATACACACAAGTGGACCATAGCTGAGTTGTGTATCGGAATTTACGACAAAAGCAAAGGTAGTGTATTTTTTGACGTGCCTAGGCTGGTTGGCACAGTTGTATTTGGACCCACTGCTGGTGCCAATGTGGCTAGAAGTGTATCACCACTGTTAAATCATTCTAATTTGTGGGAATTGAAAAGGTTATGGGTAGAAGATGAATTGGGTAAAAATACTGAAAGTTGGGTTATTGGTCAATGTTTAAAATATATCAAACAAAATCATCCTGAAATAAAGTGTTTGATCAGTTATGCTGATCCTGATGCTGGACACATTGGCACCATATATCAAGCTACCAATTGGCTGTATCAAGATATTGAAAGACCCAAAGGCACCAGCGGTTATATTGTTAGTTTTGATGGTGGTACCAAATGGCAACACTCACGCACACTGTTTAACAAATATGGAACATTTAACTATAACAAATTGGTTGATGTATTACCCAGACCATTTAAGATCAAAGAATTATCAGTTAAAGAAAGATATATCTATCCGCTGGGAAGTAAAGTGGAAAAGAAACATCTGATTAAAAGTTTGAATTATCCCATTATAGAATATCCCAAACTTAAATCAGATAAAGAAACCGTCATCGAATTTAATTAATAATCTTCAACTGAATGTTACCCAGTGTAAGATTCTGCACAATAACATTGTTAGAGTCAAGCAATTCATACTTGCTTTCAACTCGCTTTACTTTACGATTACCCTTCTTGTTCTTACGATACACAATAACACCACCACTGTAACTATTGATAATCATTTGCGCAACACTCTTACGCCATTCATAAGCTGAAAAATTGCTAACTGTACTCACCAAAATACTACCAACCACATTGTTCTTAATTTGACTATTATTTCTGATCATAATCAACAAGTCATCAAACAATTCAAAATCAGCGTTTGAAAATTCAGTGATCTTCTTACGAAAGTATTGATTAAAATACTTGGTAACATCACTATCGACAAAATAAACGTTCAAAATCTTATCGCAAAAAGATCGAATTGTAATAAGTTCGTTGTACTTGTCAGTAACATTTCCACGGGTTCGTATAGCAAAATCAATGATGCTACCTTCTTTCTTCAATTCATACGACTTATTATTCAACGTAACATCTCCAGTCTCACCACGCTTGATGTTGCTCTTACTTGAATTGGCAATCATCAAAAACATAGACAGCTCACCTCGTCCAGTTTGATGTTTGATGTTCTCAGGCAACGCAAGCACATTGTCAATTTTATGTGCATCACTATTAACATCATTCACTTCTTTGAGAAATGTGTCTACATTGTCAAATTGAGGAATGTTGTTGATACCAATATTGGTCAGAGATGTGACCAAATTGTCAATTCTGAATTGATGTGATTTAGTCTCAATCTTGTCAAGACCATTTTTAATTTGTTCGCTAAAAAAAGTGGTAGAATTGGAGATCATTACAATGACCAATCTACCACACTTTTTTCAAAAGTCAACAGCTTATTTTAAGCCTTCGTAATTGTTGATGTGCATATGCTTTTTTGTAACAAAATCTTGATCAAGTACATTAATAGCTTTTTTGCTGGAATTATAAAATGCATTTGTTAATATACGCAGGTCAGTGTCTTCAATATTATAACCCATCTTGATATACTTAACTAATCGCTTCAATGTAACACTTGGATAATAAATGCTACTAGCGTTAAACTTCAAATTGTTATTTTGAATCTGGTTTAAAACATTTTCTTCAAGAATTACATTGTTACCATCATAAGCAATACGACACACATTGATATCAAATGATCTAAACAAATCTTCAATAGTATCAAAGTACTTAAAACTTATACACTGAATCTTCCAATCTGTATTCATATATGATACTACAACTGTATGATGCCATTCACTAACAACATATGATTTAGTTGTATACGTACCACTTGTTAAAGCATTAGCATTTAACTCAAGCAAATACTTATCCAATTGTTCTTTGTTCTTAAAGAATACATCCACATCACTATCATTCAATGATAGTTTACGATATGTTCTATGTAAAGCACCACCAGCAATCCAAGGACCATCCACATTACACTTGGGTAAAATCTCAATTAAATGTTCAAGTACACTACCAGTTGTCAAATGCTTAAGAAAAGTATTCAATGACTGTTTCTCCATTTTAATTGGAACTTTGTATGGTTCTTGTGGCAATACCACAGCTTTAGGATCGGTTGACATAAATTTTCTTTAGTAAGTTTGGATAACAATTATCCTGATAAACAGTTGTATTCTTTCCACTATCATAACTCAAGCATACACTTTGGTCAAGTATGGGTTCAAATTTATGTTTGGTTTTGTAAAACATATTGACGCTGTTATTTGCGCAGGTTTGATAAAAATCACATCGTACACTCATACACATACCAATACCATTAGTCTTAATAAGATACTTTTTCATAAAAATAAGGGATGTATTGTTACATACACCCCTTTTAGTTATTCTTTGTTGCCAAGTAGGTACACATTGCTAATAGCTTTGAAACTAAATTCTCGTTCAAGTCCACGAACAACTACACCTTCACGATCAACACCCATATTCAATATACTCTTACCCTCAGCATACTTCAACATATTATCAACCAAGTTTTCATTGGGTAATACATATCCATACTTTTCAAGTACAGGTACCATCGGTACGCCCAACCTAAACAACAACCACTCCAGTTCATCAAAAAACAGACGGTGACCCTTATCAATGTCATAACCAGTAAAGAAAAACAACTTGTGGTCAGTCAATTGATACAAATTACCATTGATACCGTTGCCCACTAATTCGCCTTGTATCGCAATGTTCTTGCCAAGCTTGGTCAACTTATCCTTCAACTCAAGCATATTAGCCATACGCCATAAACTATTGTCGTTGGTTTCAGTCAACTCCCAATTACGTCCACAAACACCAAATACACCATTATTAAAGTAACAAGTGAAACTGGTACCATCTAACTTTTCAGTGACATACACTCGTTCTCCAACAGGCACAAAACCAACATCACTTTCAAAGTTCTGAATACGAATTTCATCAGTCTTTGGAATAAAACTAGGAAATGTACCCTTGATCTTTCCAGCCAATTGAGCAGGAATAGGTGGTTCATATTTTACAATATCAAGAGCTTCAGTCAAATCATCACCTTCCTTTGGATCAACTATACCATCTGGAATTGGAGTCAATAGTCCCTGACTTAATTGTCCACGCAACTTAATAGTCTTAAGACGAAATCCTTCAGATGATATCATACGCTTATAACTACTCTTGCGTAGAAATTCAAACTGAGGTCGAATAGGTAAGAAGCTGTCAATTTCATAGTAAACAGCCAAATCACCAACCTTGTACTCATTAACCTTTACCACAACCTTCCAACCCTTAACACTAGCCACAACAATGGCATCAGCACCAGCAATAGGTTGAATGTCCGCAATCTTTACAACAGTAGCCAATTTACGTTCAATAGTCATATTTACTTTTTCTATTACTCCTTAAGTCTACCACGGACTTTAAACGAAGTCAACAAAAAATCCCATCTTTTTACGGATGGGATTGTAACGTTAATGATGCTTATCTTGTTTAATGTGGTTCTTATTCATCATAATCTTCTGAATCTCTGGAAAAGACAGCGGCTTGCCGTGACCATCCCAACCCACATCCAGAATTTTATTGTCTGGATGGTCTAGTTGAGTGGTTGGATTGCTGTAGTGGCTGTGACCACTCAGTTGCCAAGCACCCTTTTGCATCTGATTAAAAATCTGATGTGGGTAATGATGAATAACAATCATATGACCATTTACAATCAGTTCTTTGTAATAACCCAGATAAGTTAGTTTACCAATTGCATATGGATACACTTCAATGCCATCATTAGGACTGTTACCAGTGAATCTAACCAAATTCAAATGACCAGCAACAGCATCTTCATAATGTTTACGAATGCAACTGTTATGATTGCCCCAAATATAAGCAATGTTTTGACAATTAATTCGTGCTAGAATTTCATTGAACTCTGGAGGAGTAATATTTAGACAAAAATCACCCAGATGAATTAGTGTATCTTCTGGACGCACTACTTCATTAATCTTTGCAATCAAAGCATCATCGTGTTCATAACGATCTTTATATCCTCTAGATTCAAATATGAAACTTTGATTATGTCGAAAATGAGTGTCACTGGTAAAGAATACCTTGTGACTATCATTATGTGTTAGTTTTAGTGGTCTTTCAAACATAAATTATTACATCTATTCCTTCACTATATGAAGGTTCTTCGTATTTAGCAAGCATCTTGTCAATTACCCAATCAGGTACAACTCTACCGCCTTGTTCTCCTCGTTTCTTATTTCTATCAATTAATCCTTGACGATCCATCTTGAACACAATAGCAACTACTTTTGCACCATATTTCTTTGCGGTGTTGATATAGTCACTTCGTTCTTTACGGTTTACACTTGTTGCGTCAACCAATACATTTTTACCATCTTTTAGAAATTCGTCAACCTTTCTTTTGATATGTCCAAAAACGAGTGGAGTAACAGTTTGATCTTCTTCACTTTTGCCATATATGGCACGTAGTGAATCACTGCTTAGATATTCTATGTCTTTATCTTTAATAAAGTTCTTGACATAAGTGGACTTACCACTTCCAGGCAATCCAACCGTAATATAAAGTGTATTATTCATATGTACATCTTAATTCAACTTGTTATAAAGTCAAGAAAATTGTAAAGGAAAAGTAAAACTTGTTTATTTCATCTAGGTAGTATAGTATGTATAGAATGTAATCTATGGTGGTTACTAAACGAAAGGAAAATATATGTATAAGTATCTATTAGTGTTAGTCGCAGCATTTACCCTAAACGCTGAGCTTTTAGGCCCCCCAAATGCTCAACAAGGTAAACCTCCCGGTGAAGGTCGTCCACCACGCCCCAAGTTGACTGAAGAACAAAAGAAGCAGCGTGATGAATTGATTGCTAAATATGACACAAACAAAGATGGTAAGATGGACAAAGAAGAACGTGCCAAAGTCAGTGATGCTGACCGTAAATTAATGAGAAGTTTTGGTCCTCCTCCAGGTGGTCCAAGAGGTCCAAAGAATGATGGTCCTCCTCCAACTAAAGATGGTGATAGACCAAGTAAACCACACAAGAAAGACTAAATCAAATAACCTCACTTTTATAGTGGGGTTTTTTATTTCTTGCGTCTTTTTGGTTTTTGTGTGGGTGTTTTATTACCACCTAATTTTTCTATAAAGTTTTCACTAATAATTTCTACTAACTTTAAACCTATGAATCCCGCAATGAATGCGATGCCGTTTTGATTCTTAATACTGGTAATGTTCAATAATTCTACCAAGACTGGCGTTAAATAGTTAGCAGCTGCCATACCACCTATCAATGATAATACTACGGATTTTACATCTGTTTTATCTGATTTTGTTGTCATTAAGATTGCACCAAATAAACCACTGAATAAGAATCCTATTTGGATACCGATTTTTTGTAAGTATTCCATATATTATTTTTTCCGTTTAACTTTTGGTTTTATTTTTGTAACGGATTTATTTTCTTGTTTTATAAGATATACCATTCCTAATATTATGAAACAAAGTGAATACAAATATATGTTTAATTTAACTATTTCATCTTTGATAATCTTTTCAGAACTATCATTGATTAATATTCTAAAATTTTGATTGTTTTCTATTATTCTTCTTTTATAATCCAAATATTTATCACTGAAAAATGCTTTATTATCCATCTTTTCAAATGCTGGATTTTCTACATCTTTAGCCAAGTCACTGCTTATGTCCAATCCTTTTCTAAATTCTCTTAATTCTTCTTGGGTTAATATCTTACTAATGAATATTTCATCATTGAAGTATTTTTCCCGTTCTTTTAAATGTTCATTAAATTGATTAAGAAACTTTTTATCAGCGGTTGTTGTATATGCTACGCCTAGATAAGTTAACAAGTCAGTAGACTTTCGTAAATATAGTGTAATATCTCTACCAAATCTAAATCTGGTATAACTTTGTTCTATATCTTTAAGACTGGAAATAGATAATAAGGTTATAACTGTTACGGGTAATAATACAAACCATAGGTAACTTTTAATTTTTATAATAACAGCGTTCATATGTTATTATATAAGTATTATAAAAAGATAAACCCCACTAAATTAATAGTGGGGATTGATTATTCAACTCTCAACTGATAAGTAAATTACTTAGCTTCAGTGGTTGGATCATTGTCACTAGCAGCTTCCAAACGAGCAGCTTGTGAATTTACCAAATCAGCAGCAGCTTGAATTGCTTCTTCACTTGGATGTGGAGTATTTAATACTGTTACAGCACTATCAGTTGCAGAACTCAAACGTGCCAATGCGTCTTGTAGATTATTAATTGCAGACATAATTTTATCTAACCTTTCAGTTTGTTGTTTGTTACTATCTAAAACAGCTTTCAATAACTGTGGATCATAACACTCGTTATTATCATTATTACCAAAAACCGCCTTAAAAAACTTTTTTAGTGTATTCATATAATTTAAATATCAAACTCTTATACATAATTAGTTACATTAAAGTAAAAAAAACCCGCTAAATTAATAGTGGGGTTAATATAAAAACTATCTTTTTAAACTAATACAGCGTCATATAACTGGGTTGAATTTGCAGCTTTTATTCGAAGATGTACTTTGCCATCACTTGATGTCATTACATCAATTACCGTAGCGCCTCTTAAACCAGATGGTTCATTACCTTCTGTAGTTACTTCACTTAATGCTAATTGTGGTAGTCCCAATTGATTTGCTAATGCTTCAACTTTAGATTGGTTACCTTTACGAACTTTTAGTTCAGCTAGTTCATCAACCATATTAAAGTATTCTTGTCCTTTGGAACTAATAATTTGAGATTTGATATTACGTTTTTCATCTTCCAAAGCTGGAGTGTCACCGTCGTAGCTTAAAGCTACACTCTTAAGAGTTTCTATAATTTCGATGTATCGTTCAATCATAGATACAATGTCACCAGTGTCCTCGTTCAATTTTTTGTGGAGAAGACCCAAATGCTTTTTAAATGTTTCGTTAAGTTTATTACTCATATAATATAAATATATAGAAAAATAAAAAACCCACTAAATTAATAGTGGGGTTAGTGTTAGTTTTTTAAATGATTATTTTTTACAAATAAACGATGCATATACATTTTCCGCACGTTGCAACGCATCGTGTAATGGAATATCACCAATATATTCACGTTGTTTTCCACTTTTTTCAGCATTGTATTCAGCTATTTCTCTTTTAGAATACCATTCATCTTTGGTTAGCTGAACCATTTCTTTTAGAATATCCCAACGTAATTCGTAGGGAGTTTTATTATTATCTGCCATATTTTTCCTTTGTGTGTGTGTTATGATAGCCGTGTTTGACTATCACTTATACATAACAAAGAAAAACCCTACCAATTTATTTTAATTCTTTAGAACTTGAAATAGTAACTTTTTATATTCTTCCTTACCTAATGACTTACCATCCAGTAACTTGAACACAAAAGCAGCTCTGTTTGTTTCACCATATGATGATATAACCAATTGTGCTTGTTCCTTTCGTGAAGGCAATGAACGAAGTCTGTTATTCACAAAATTATTCATACCATCCACAATTTTGTTGACTTCCTTCTTACCATCCACAATACGGCTAATCATTCCTTTAATTTGTTCTGCTAACTCAAAATCAAAGGTGGTAAAGATATAGTTATAGAAAGTCTGATAATCAGGCATACCCTGTTCTAGCCAGACATCCAATACTTTTTCTATGTTACTTAGTTCTGACTTTAAATAATGTAATTTTAGATACCAAGCACCCTTTACCTTGTGAAGCATTTGGTCATTCTTTGAATAAACAACCACACCTTCCTTACCTCTCCATTGGTCAACATCCTTTAACAGATCTTGAACACTAGAAAAAGTATAAGTAGCAGGACGCTTTAAATCAGCCACTCTTGCAAATTCATTTAGTGTATCTTGCATTTGCAATGAATAATTGATGTGATTTACTACACCAACCAAATACCAATCTGGTTCATCACCATAGTTCAACACAATCTTGTTGATAGGACTAACCCACTCAAACAACATTGAATAGTGCCAACTACCGGTAACATCAACTGGCAATTCATCCAGTTTCTTCAGAATGACGTTCTTGAAAATTTCAAGTTCGTGACCATTAGCCATAATAGAAGCATCAACAGTTCCACGGGTACGCAGAATATATTGACCATTATACTTGCTAACAATCAACAATGAACCATCAAGCTTTTCAACAACAGTGCAATGATTCAATGAATTAGGAACAGGAAAGTGATCAGGATTCTCACCATAGTTGGTAAACTTAGGAAAGCCTGCACTGATAACTTCACCCGCATAATTCACAACCACACTACGCATGTGCTTGTTGTCTTGAGTCCATTTAGTTCCGATATGTTGTGGCTGAATCAAATGGACAATTTCACCGTTAAGTGAATGTTCATGCACCATAAATTGAGTGCGGTCAATTGAGGAAATATCAATCTTCATACAACTACCTTACCGCAGATTTTAAAGAAAGTCAAGCCAAATGTTTCAAAATAAAATAATTGCAAATTAGGTGGTAGGTATTGTCACTTATAATGTATAACCAAGTGCTAATAAACTTGGGTCTAGCATTTGGATCAGTGTTTTTCCAATCATCATAATAACCAGTTACACTACATTTATCATATGATGGATACGACCAATCTGGACCTATACGATTTTTATACCAAACAAAGTATTTGATGATACACCATCTGTCTTGAATAAAGTGAGTAGCAAATATTAGAAATAGTGCTAGTATATTTTGAGTAAGCAACAAAAATGGTACAGTATATAACAAACAGTGAACCAAACAAGGAATAGATCGCTTGTTTTTGTTCAACGCCATCCAATCCGATTGTAAGTAATAATCAGATACTAAATGTACCAATAGTTGTTCCATATCAAAGTAGAGTTACATTTTCAAATTTAACAATATACCCACCCTTTTTATTAATATTATCACTGATAGTTACTTCATAAGTGTCCGGTCTGATAGTGGTAATATAGTGATTTTCATACTTCTTATAACCTTGTTTGGCATTTACCTTTTTGCCAATTACATCACTAGGAATTTCCAGAAAATTCTCCTTGGTCCATTGTCCAATAATTTGTTTGGTCAAACTATACTTAACATTACTAACACAATCCAGAATATCTACCAATTCACTATCTGGTTCAATATAAGCCCGTTCCTTCAAAAAAGTAGCAAGTGCATAACCATCAGTGTCAGTTTCAAACAAACAATCAATAATATCATTTTCGTAGGTTACACGGGAGTCTTTATAACCTCCAACAGTGGAACACCACTTTTGGTATTGGTCAACAACACGTTTAAAGTCTTTGTTTTCACGGTTAACCGGGTTAATAACCATTTCCTTTGACAATTTAGGACGCTTTACTGCATCTTTTAGGTTCATATAGGTTTGTTCACTCATAACTTTATAAG